TTTGCGGGTATGGAGAAAACCGATAAGCGATTGTTGAAGCTGGTTGAACACTTCAACAAAATGTACCATAGTGAGACTCATGCAGCGGTTGCGTTAGCCGCTGCAATTGAAGCCTCAAAAAGGGAGTAATAGACAATGACACAACAATGGAAAATTAGCAAGACAGCTACAAAGGTTTATACCGATGAATTTGGGTGGACAAGGGTTATTTATCATAACGCTTGCGTTGTAAAGTTTAATCAAGATAAGATTATCCTGTCAATGGGTGGCTGGAATACCAACACTACCCGGACAAGAATGAATCAAGCGAGTAACCAATACGGATTAGGCTTTGGCGTACACCAAAAGAAAGGTACCCCATACGTATGTATTGGTAGTGTGGACACAGAACTGAAAACGTCCAAGCCAAATATCATTGACCGCAAAACAGGGAAAGTGAGCACACAATGAAACTCAAAATCGAAATCGAGATGGAGAATGAAGCCTTTTTTCACAACGGAGAACCTACGAGAGAAAGTGAGGTGTCCAAGATTCTACACCAGTTTATACATAACAAAACCGATGAGGATTTTGACCTGGTCGGAAACACTTGGATATTGTTTGATTCCAACGGTAACCGAGTAGGTTACGCCAAAGTAATGAACGAAAGGATATCCAATGTCTAAAATTCTGCCTTTTACACACGTTGGAACGTATGAACCCAACGTCTGGCAACAGCAACAAATACAATTACTTGCTGAAGCCGCTAACAGACTCGGCCTAAAATACACTCCTGAAACTTGTATGGATCAACTAATCCGACTTGGTTGGTCATTGTGGGGCGCTGACAACTTATCAAATGTGGAGATAACACAAGCATGAAAGACAAATCTTTTTCTATCGCTCTCCCGGAGAAAATGAGGATAGCGATTCTTGTCAGTTGTCCAGAAGAAATACAACAAGCGTTACGACACATTGTTATCCCTGGACCAGCAACCATTAAAGTACTCGTTACACCCGAAGAAAAGAAAGAAGAATCACTGATCAATGATTTGAATCAGGACTACACATTAGCCAAGAAGTGGAAGAGACGAGCAATCCAACACTCCGGGGTTCTGTGGCGGGAATACTTCGCTGAAGACCCAGAGCTAAACGACATACCTCGTGGGTACCCAGAAGTGGGCTAAACCGCGAGCCGGATACCCTAGAATCGACGATCTTGGATTTTGTGACTACTTTCAGGGGTGGGGGGTTTCATCGCAGCTTAAGCGATGCCAGACCCCTTGCCCCTGAAATACAGCAGGAATTTAGAATATGACACACACTGGAAAAGCCACCACGTTTATTCGATTCATTTACCCCAACGACGCGGAAGCGTTCAACGTTTGGGCTTGCGTCCAAGCTATTCGTCTAGCCCAGGTTTATAACCTCACTGTCCCGGATATTTTTCGGATGAACCAGTCAGCAAGATCACTTGCACACCTAGCCGCTAAACGAGAGTGGACAAGATTGCTGTTAGAAAATGTGAAGTACAAGCCGGAAAAGGGATTCATCCGAATTTGGGTAAGAGAGAAACCGATGGATAAACCCCCAATGGGTTACAGAACTCTGGCTAGCAGACTACTGGAAAGATTTTCAGGTATGAGGATACGGGAAAAGAACCTTAAAGACACAAGAAAAATAGATTGGCTAGCCGTAGCTAGACAAGCCAATGAAACAGATAAATTTTATGAGAAGCTTATCGGTCGAGAATCTTAAGCTATCGGAATACCGGTTACCGTAAGCTTACCTGTTGTACAATCAGCAACACAATGGATGGAAAGAGTCTTAACAGCAAGTAGCCCTTCTCTGGAAACGTCAATCGTTTGATTGGCAGGCACAATAGTATCAAAACTGGTTAGACTAGCTACAGCAGAAGGATTAACCTTAACCAGAACATTGCCAGCCGAATAATTGCTGACAAAACAAGGACTAACAGCCGTGAGAATACCAGCAGAAGTACCCTCACTACGAAAGTCATACTCAACTACCGTACCAGCACCATGATTGCCACTGACCAAACGTGCAGGAAACGAAGATTTCATAACCAGATGTCGCATACCCACTCCCTTTCAACAAAACCTTAAACCTCGACCTCGAAATAAGCATACCACTTAATGACAACACGCTCATTCGTTGCCCAAGCAGAGGTAACGGTAGAGGTTTTTGTATAGCTGGTCAACGTCGTGGTAATGTCCTGAGAAATTTCGGAAATCAGAGTCTCCGTACCATCCACCGCACGATGATACATCCGGCCAATGATACGACGAATGGTTTCAAGATCACTCGCAGAATAATAAGCACCGAATTGCCAAGTAGCTGTTATCCCTGTGCAAACAACTTCATCCATTGCTCCCGCATTGGTAGCAAATTCCTCGATAAGACTTTCACAGGTAAGTACGGGGGTACAACTGGCAGTGTATTCAACATCATCATCATGCAATCCGCCAGTTTGAAGTATCCGATAACCGGAAATGTCAGATACATCATTACTCATCTGCAAAGTTTTGGTTGGTCCCGCAGCACTGCCAACAGTCATAGCACCAATGTGTATAAGGGTTGGTCTAGACCGGGCATCGGACGGCAGGGTAACAATCGTGTCTGGAGCAGCTTCTATGTGTAGGTGTCCAGTTGCCATTTACACGTCCATCACTTCATAAGCAACATGAAAGTCACCCGTTCTGGATGCAGTACCCACGGTAGCAGTAAGTTTCTTGTTTGTTGGTCCTACCCACTTACCCATCAAAGCACCACCACCACCAGGAGATTCGATTGAAGAAAAGATTGGATCAGAAGCAGTGTCAAATTGCAGAGTAAGTCTTGTGGTTCCCGCATTGCTACCAGCAGCCTTAATCATATAGCTACGTACTACAATCGCTTTGTTGGCTCCTGGAGCAGCTATTTGATCTACTGGTGTTGTTGTGGTTATTGTATCGTGTACGTACAGGGGATTTGCTGGGTTGGGATCAACCAATTGTTTGCCGTGTCTGTCAAAGACCGCATCCGTTCTATCCCCGGTAGCTACAGCGGTTGGTGCTGTTGCTGTTGCTACTGTTTTTCCACCAATCTTTATTGGGTTACCTGAATCCACCCCATCATGGGCCACATCACCCTGTACGGATACCGTAGCAGCAATGGATACGGGTTGTGTTGTTGCTCCCGTTGGGTCCGTTCGCACTTGACCATTCAAACCCAACCAAGCATCTACACGATCACCGTTAGCAACAGCAGTAGGTGTACCTGAAGAGGCTTTCCCACCAATTTTAATAGGACTACCTGTATCCGGTGCATCGTGTGCGGTGTCCCCTGTTACAGGTACAGGAGTAGTAAAAGTTACTGGTTGGGAGGTTGTACCTGTTGGGTCTGTCTTTAAGGCACCGTTAAGATTAAACCAAGCGTTAACTCTATCGCCGTTGCTTACCGCTGTTGGTGTACCTGATGCAGCTTTACCACCTATTTTGAGTGGGTTACCTGTATCCACATCATCATGCGGAACATTGCCCTGTATCATAGGCATGGAGTAACCCAAAGCTAGAGTATAACCCAACACTATTTATACTCCACACCAAAGGCAGTAAAGGTTAGATCAGCTAGGTTCGCGGTGAAGACAACCAGTTCATGTCTAGGATACAAACTCAAACCGCTAATAAACATTGGGTTACCTGGGTCTACCGGTTGATCAAACAAAAAGACTTGAGCACTAGCTTGATCTCCTGAGTCATTAGCTATTGTTCCCATTTTGAAGGTTCTTCTTACGGAACCAATGTTGCAGACCAGGATTAAACCTATTTCGATGGTTTGGTTTACTTGAGCAAGAATGAAGGAATACCAGTTTGCAGTAGGAACACGAAGAGCAGTCGCATTAGCGGAAGAAAGAGCACCGACAGTGCCAGACTGCCCTACCGAACTTGATCCCGGAATTCCACCACCACCAGCCATGCAGGAATTCAAACAGGTTTTGGTTGGGAGTCAAGTTTAGGCGTAGGGGTTGGCTCCTCCCCGCCTCTTGGTTTCCCGCAGGGAAACCTCTTATAGATATAACAACAAAAACCCCACCCTCGTAAAACACGCAGGTGGAGAAAAAATCACCCATACACCCGATGATGTACGAGGGGGGTTATAGGGGGGAGGAAAGAATTTTGTCAAGAGGAAGTACTTTGTGAATCTTTTCACAATCTTTCCTGCTGGATGACCCCGAAAACCACGATTAGTAGGGAAAAGATCGAGAAAAAGCCTCTCGTCTTCCGGCGATGAATACCAGCAAAAGATTGTGAAAATTGTCACAAAGCCCAGAGGGTAAAATAATCTAAAAAAATCTAAAAGAGTTGTTGACAAGATTAAGAAGCTTGGCAGAATACCAGCATGTTAGCACAAGCAGTCAATGTGCAGTACCGATGTGACACCTGTAAGCAAATTACAGATACTTGGATAGGTATCCGAGTAACGGGTGATCTTTTTCATCGGATTTGTGCAGATTGCTTTTTCAAAGAGGAAAACGATGGCAGCGAAGAAAGCAAAGGGCAAAAGCCCAAAGCAGCCGGGATCAACGAACGGGTTCAAACTGGTAAACAAGGATGAGGTATCCTTTACCCAGCGGTCTCGCGGGGGTAGATGGAAGCCCTTGATCCAAGCCGCAATTGAAAACCCGGAGCAGGCTATCCTCATCCCATTGGAGGGAGATGAAGAAGAGCAGAAGGCGTCATACAAAAACTTTTCGCAGGGCATTTACCACCAGGCAAAAGCACTTAACGTATCTGTGTCGGTTGGACGAACCGATGACGGCGAGACTATGGTCGTCTGTCTGCGAAATGAATAGGTTTAGTAGCTTACGACTGCTTACACCCTTACCTCCTCACGGGGATTCAGGTTTTTGCGATGGCTTGAGTCCGGGTGTAAGCAGTCTCTAAAATGGTGGACCTCCGCAACCGTTGCGGTAACGGGCTAACTGTCAATCACGGGGCAGGATGTCAAAGTTTAACTCACACACCCTCCACAGACTAGTGTGACACGAACGGAGAGCGGTTGCCGATGGTCACCAAAGAAGAGCGAAAACAAGTTTGGGTAGTCGGTCAACTTCATTATTGGGACAAACTGAAGAGCACCCCGCAAATTAACGTGATAGATGATTGCGGGTCCATTGGCTATTTACCCGTATTCGAAACCCGCGAACAAGCTGAGTTGGTTTCCCGTGATAATTTGATTTATGGAATGCACACATGCCCAAGACCAGTACAAGAAAACCAATAAGTCTACCTGTTGTGGGCGACTATCCAGTAGCAGGTAAAGACTATACTTTGGCACTGCCTAAAGGGTATCTCTCGGTAAGCCAGATTGAGAAGTACCTGAACTGTCCAGAAGCATATCGACGAGCGTATGTCGTGGGAGAAAAACAGGAAACAAATAGCAATCTTTGGTATGGCTCAATGACCGCTTTAGCTTTAGCCCACCTACATAGGGGCAAATACACACCTGTTAAGATTGCAAAGGAAATCAAAGCCCACAAGAAAGAATGTGACAATTGGGAGTCCAGACATAGTGTGGAGGGTTGTATTGGTTTTGTTCTGGACTGCATGGAGGCATATCAAAAAGACGGAGTAGCCAAACCGAGAAAGAACGGTAAGCAAGATGGAGTTGAGGAAGAGTTTGTAATAGAAGTTGCTGGAGTAAAAGTCAAAGGCGTCATTGACTTGGTAGAGAAGCAGAGAGTAACAGATTTCAAGACTACAGGCAATGCTTCTGGTTATCTACCTGAGTCCAGCATACAACTAGCCATATACGCCCTAGCTACTGGGGTTTCCAATGTCGGATTCAAAAGTTTTGTGCGGAACTACAGCGGAGAGTATACAAAGATGGTAAAAGACTACACCATGCTAGATTTGAAAAAGGTACGAGTTTGGTTGGAAAGAACCGTGGCAGAAGTAGCAAGAGGAATCTCCTTGGGTGTCTTCCCCCTCACCAACCCAATGCGAAACAAGTTATGTTGCGACACCTATTGCAGCTTTCATCCAACGTGTGCAGTTAACTGGAAAAGGAAAATCAAATGCTAGAAATGTTAATAGCGGAACATAGTATCGCTTGGTATCTCACGCAACCAGACGGTGCAAGAGTGGTGATTCTAGAATTACCGACAAGACCAAAAAATCGTACTGATGTTTCCGCCAAACTACCCCAACAGTTTTTTGATGACATCCACAGAGCAATGACAAGGACGTTAGGCTATGCTGAAGAACTCAAAGCAATCAAAGACGCTATCGCAGACTGCGAAGACACAACTTCCATCGACCTTGGAAAAGGCTACACTTGTACCTGCAAGTGTCATAAACCTATCGGGTAAACCCACAATCCTTTGCTTCGGTGAGACTCCAGGAATAGAGGATGTCCAGGAGGGACAAGCATTCGCTGGACGAGCAGGGAAGCTGCTTCGGAAACTCATCACCCTGCACCTGCCCCATTGCCGTGTTGTCCTCGACAACGTGTGTCCCGAAGTCCTGGCCGGGGGACATGGCAAACCCAACGCGGATATTCTCAAGAAGTACAAAGCCTACAGAGAAGAATCCGTAACCACTTGGCAACCCTCTGTGATTGTCCTGGTTGGGGCTTACGCGATGAACACAGCGGGTCTGCGGGGTACTGCTGGAATTGTTCGCCGAAATGCAACCACCGTACTTTACCACGGCAGACCGGCGGTGCTTTCTGTTCATCCAGCCTATGTGCTCCGCAATCCAGCGGAAATCAAACTACTTCGTAGAGTTTTTGAAATCGTGGAGGCGGAATTAAGAGGCGGAAAGGAAGTCCAAGCTCCCCGATCACGCAATGGGCTGACCTTGAATATTTCAGCAAGTTTAGACCTGGAAACAGAAGGACTGAACCCAAGGGGGGGACGAATACTTACTGCTGCAATGAGTAGTAAGAAGCAAACAACTTGGATAGCTGCACCAACACTAGATACTATACAACTTTCTCCTAAACCCGTTATCTTCCACAACGGCAAGTTTGATATGGCTTGGTTGCAGACACACGGTTTTCAATTGCCCGCAAGTGTGGAAGATACCCTTATCATAGCTTGGCTAATTGACGAGAATGATAAGAAAGACCTAGGTACACTTGCACAACGATACTTAGGTGTTCCCGCGTGGTGGCTGGACATCGATCTGAAACACACAACTGAATTACCTACAGAAGTATTAGGTAAGTATAATGCTCTTGATGCACACTATACTTACCAACTGCGGAATAAACTTTGGCCGGAACTTACCAAACAACAACAACAGCTTTGTACTGACGTTCTCTTCCCCATGACAAAGCTTTTGGCAGAGATGGAATGCCGGGGGTTCAAAGTTGACGGCACAGTATTTGAGAAAATTTGTACTAACAACCAGAAGTTAATAAAGCAGCAGGAAAAGAAACTCCGATCCAAGTACGGAGAAGAAATTAACTTTCGTTCAACTACCGATTTGAAAGAGTTGGTCTATGGCAAACTCGATTATAAAGTGGGTGGACTAACCAAGGCCAAACAACCCGCTGTTGACGCTGACACATTGAGAAAGATTTCTCCCAAACTCGCGGACTTGGCCGATTACCGTTGGCAATTGTGGTTTGAGTCCAATGTAGCTAAAGGTTGGGCGAAGCGAATTACCTCTCAAGGTTTTTTGCACACGAATTACAACTTTGGTCATGTTGTTACGGGTCGGTTAAGTTCGTCCAATCCGAACATGCAAAATGTGGATCGGGATGGGGTTCAACGTCTTTGCCTTGTTTCTCGGTTTCCTCGTGGGAAGATTATTCAATACGATTACAAAGCCCACGAGTACCGGATTAAGGCTGCCGAAGCAGGAGAGACAAAGCTTCTTAAACAACTATCCGATTCGTCCTTTGACCCACACGAGGAAACACGAACGTTGCTCCGTACCAAGTATGAGATTGTTGTAGATAGGCCGAGAGCAAAAAATGTGAACTTCTCCGTAATCTACGGAATTAGCCCTCACGGTTTGTTCGGAAAGTATGAAATACCAATTAAAGATGGGCAGTTAATTATACCTGCTTGGTATAAACTCTACCCAAGAATCAAGGCACACAATGATTTAATTCTGAAAAACTATGAAGAGAAACGAGAGGTTGAGTCGATATTTGGTTGGAAGAGAAGATTCAAACCTGTTGAGTTGGTAGATTTGGGAAGTCGCAAGTTTGATGCACACCAGCGGAATCAAGCATTGAACTTTGGAACACAGAACGCAGCAGTAGTGATCTGCTACATGGGAATGTTAGCACTTGATCGCTGGCTGACAAGACACCGAATGAAGAGTATCATTATCCACCAGATACACGACTCTGTTGTGGTAGACGCACACCCGAAAGAAGTAAAGGCCCTGGAAAGAGAAGTTCCAGAAGTGTTGACAAATCTGAAACTACCAATGAGGATTCCTTTAGCTGTGGAGGCTAAAGTCGGGGACACCCTGTAGGAGAAAATGATGAACGCGATACTGTTTTATGAGTTGGCGAGGCACTTGGCAAAGGTTTCACACGATTTTATCAACGCCGTGTTGGAGGAGTAGCAGTCTAGATAGAGTTTGTCTGAACTAGAAGGAGTAACAGCAATGGAAAGTGTACGAGTCGAATTGTCAATCAAACCGGTTGGAGGATTCCTGGGGGTAACCCTTTCCGCAGCGGTGGAGACTACCCTTGGGGCGAAGGAGACACACGCCCAAGCCTTGAAACGTGCAGAGAAAACCGCTCTTGACTATCTCGAAAAGACAAAGAGCATGGACAACTTACAAGACTTGACGATAAAAGCTGCCCATAGCTTGAAGCGTGTGGCTGAAGAAGAGGGCTTAGTCCGTGGTCGATAGTCGATAACAGAAAGGTAAAACAAATGCGTTGTTCCAAAATTCAATGCTTATCGTGTAAAAAAGAGATGGGTTTTGGTGGTGATCCTGTATTGTGTGAAACGTGTATAGCTATTCGACGACTTCACCCCGAAGAACAAGTGAACACAATGGGTACAAGTCCAGAGCCAGAAGCACAAAAGGCATATTCTGGTAAGTTAGAAGTACCTATGACAACTGCGGAGTGTAGGCTACGACGATTAAAAGAACACTGTATTGCTGAGATAGATACTCTCTTGCCGTCACAGGCATACGAGGAAAGAGATGCGGCATTCTCGACTGTGCGTTCGATGATTTTGTTTATCAAGGCAGGTATAACCCGTAACTAAGGAGTCAGGCAATGGCAAAGAAACCCAAAAACACCAGACCGGATAGTGATGACATTGATCGAGAGTATGAATTAGTACGCAATGAAATTGCAGAGGGGAGAGGCAGAGGGGGGCAATTCTATACACTCCAAAACGGAAAGAATGTCCTGAGAATCTTTAAGGACACGCATACAGGAAAAGTGTTCCATCTACAAAAGTCCCATTGGGTGGCGTGGAAAGGGAAAGAGCAGGGAGTTACCTGTCCCGGACGGTCTGATTGTCCTATCTGTGCATTGTATGACGTTCTGGGAGACGATGAGAAAAAAAGAGCAATTCCCCGTAAACAATTTCTTGTTAACGCACTGCTTGTTAACGACGACAACAAACATGTTTTGGTTAACCTGTCAAAAACGTTAGCAGAAGAGATTGACGAGAACATTCTTTCAACAGTTAAGGGTGTGTTTGACGCAAAGGTTGGTCGTAATTTGACGATCAGTAAAACGGGAAAAGGTTTCCAAACAAAGTATTCAGTATCCGTGAGTTCAAAACCAACCAAAGTAGAGCTACCGGAGAGTTATGATTTGGCGGCGTTTACTCGACCTGCGCCCCCGATCGAAGAGTTGCAAAAGATAGCAGACGAGATTGCTGACCGACATGGTGTAGATACAGAAAAACCCAAAGCAAAAAAGGCGGGGAAGAAGAAGACAAAGCGACACAGTGAGGAAGAGGAAGATGAGGATAATAACTGAAGAGTCTTACCGGCTGAGTGTCCGTTTTGAATTCTCTAGAAAGGATAACAAAGTTTGAAATTCGACGAGCACTATCAGATGGAGCTACTTGCTCGTTTGGCTGACCCCGCGTTCAAGGATGGACCGGGGAAGCTATTGCGTACTGAGTTTTTTGCAGTAGATAAACAAGATGCGGTAAAGGATTTGTTACATTGCAAAGAAGTACTCTCCAAAGGAAGAATCAAAAGTGTTCTGCGTAGACACGGTATCAAAGCTAATCTACCTGAGATAACCAAACAGAAAGACTACAAGTTTGATACCACGGAAATCAAACGATACGCTAAACACCACGTATTAACAGAGATACTAACTGAAGCACATGTACTTAGAGAGAGGGGAGAATATGAAAAAGCTTTTGGTTTACTGGTAGACGGAAGAAAAAGACTTTCCCTGCCCGATGAAACGCTTACAACGTTGAGTATCTTGGACACTCCGGCCAACCAGGTTAGTCGAGGAAAACGTTGGACAACTGGACTGTCCGCTCTTGACACACCCCTTGATGGGGGAGTTGCTGCTGGGAACTTAGCCGTGGTCATGGCTCCTACATCGGGGGGGAAATCCTCCTGGCTTATCCATATCGCTGCTCAGACCCTCCAGAAGGGGGGTAGGCTCGCGTATGTGACGTTGGAATTGTCCGCTGGGGACATTTATCTCAAGGCGATGAAGCGTCTTCAGAAAGCTTACAAACGCGAAATAGGAGGCATTCAGCGGAGCTTGAAAAAGTCCGGTGCTGATTGCCGCATCTACGAATACCCGGCCTACTCGGTATCCGTGAACGAGTTGGCTGATCGCATCGGGAAAGTCGATATGGTTCTGGTGGACTATGCCGATTATCTCTTGGGGCAGGATGGTAAGCCGGGATCGGACTACCAAGAGTTGGGCAAAATATATGTTGGTTTGAAGACCCTGGCGATGGAAAAGCATATACCTGTTTGGACAGCATCACAGGTAAATAGAAGTGGGTATGGTGATGACGGATATGGTTTGGAGTCGATCGAGGGAGCTTTGAAAAAAGCTATGGTTGCTAACCAGATACTGGGTATCCAGCAAGCTAGTGCTGGAGGAGATGGTGTTTGCAACGCAACAATTAAGATACTGAAAAACACTTTCGGTCCTCGATTCGTGGATGTCAAAACAACCATAGAGTTTTCTACCTGTACCTTTATGGAAGGTAGCTGGACGGAGCTAGAAGGGTGAAACCATATCAACACTCCTGTACGCAGGAGCACATAAAGCCAAGCCTAGCAACACTCGAAGAACGAGCGAGATGTTGTACCATTGTTAAGGAAAGACTGGAGTGGTATCAGTTTGAAAACTTTGTGGAAAAGAACCGTCCGATCATTGTGGAACTTATTGAAATACTTCTACGGATAGACCCCAACGAGTACGCAAAGAACATTCAACGGCAGGAAAGTAGACCCAGCCAACCATAAGGAAAAGCTACAAATGCCAGAACCGATTTGTGTAAACGTTTGTAAACGACCAGATGGTGGGTACCTAAAAGCAGTACCGATGTCTACAAATCAGAAAATGGAGATCATCATATCTGTTATTTTTGAAGAGTGTGAATTACAAATGGTGAATAGTCTTCCAACCCCAGAGAAGATAGAGACAGCACTTTGGGAATTCCTCTCTACTTTGTTCGGGATGCCGGAAAGCGTTGCACTACCAAAAGAACTATGAAATACAAGAGTGACGGTGTTAGCTACATGCTGGATTGTCCTAGCTGTAAAGGCAAGGACAAGATGGAGGTACATCCAGATGGCAGGTACCATTGTCACAAATGTAAACGCGGAGGGAAAAAGAATACCAAGCTTGGATTGAGAGAGCAACAATTTACCCTCCGGTCTGTAAAGTTTCGACGAATTCCAGAAACACACGGACAATGGAAAAAGCTTGCTGCCGAAAGAGTTTCGGAGTTAGGAAGAGCGGAATACGAAAAACTCAACCCTATGAAGTGTGACCAGTTAGACTGTGTTTGGCACGTATTCTTTCCCTTCTATGAGGGGGGAACAATAATACAAGCTCAGGGGTATTTACCTGGGGGGTTGAAGAATTACAGGTATTGGAACCCCCCGCTTAATTGGTTTGTTCGCAGAAAGTCCGAATGTCTCTGGGGTACTCACTTGCTAAGCTACCCGATAAAGAGACTGGTGCTGGTGGAGGGTATCTTTGACGCTTTGTGGGGAGATAACAGACTGGCCCTAATGGGTAGTTCCATCAGCAGATCACAGGTAGAATTGATTCGAGAACTACGACCAGAAAAAGTAGTAGTTATGCTGGACGGAGACGCTAGACTCAAAGCAGTCCAGATAGCAATGGTGCTGGATTTCACAAAGGTGGATGTGGCTTTCCTGCCGTGGGAGAAAGACCCAGACAATCTGAAAGGTGAGGGGGAAAAGTATATCGAAACTGCGGAGAGGTTCCGATGAGTATGGTCCTCAAAATTTTTAAGGCTATGCTCGGAGAGAAATTAAGGATCATCCGCAAAAGTCGTGGACTTAGTTTACGAGACTTGTCAAGAAGAACAGGAATAGACGAACCCCACTTAGCGAAGATAGAAGGTGGGAAAGTTGACATTCGAATGAGCACTTTTGTAAAGATCATGCACAAGCTTGGGGGGATACACGGACCCACTTGGAGCTATCTTATGGTAGATGCGGAGAAAACCTTGGCGAACACTTTACTGCGAGGGGGAGAGCATGATAATCGGAATTGACCCAGGGTCTTCTACCAGTGGGGTTGTCATGGTAACAGGCACATTACAAAAGCTGGATATTAAATTCGCCTGTTCAGATATGGACAATGGGGAACTTGTAGATAGTCTGAAATCAGAGAAGAACCTGTCAAACATTCTAGTTATCGAAGACATATCAGGACGATCTCCTCCGGGAATGCAAATGCCGGGGAAGTATGTGGTAGGAACAGCAAAATGGATTGGGAGATTCCATCAGGCTTGGCCATATCCAGAAGAAGTAATTTTTATCCACAGGGCTAAAGTACGATGGAACATATTGAAAACCAACAAAGGGGGAGATGCAGCCATAACTAAGATTTTGGAAGAGCGGTATGGCAAGAAGATAGCGGGGATTAAGAAACATGCGTTACAGGCATTGGCTTTGGTAATTACCCATTTGGAGTGTTGTCATGCTAAAGTGGAATAAAACAATTGCGGAACTCAAGGCATTGTGTATAAGTCTTTGGCCTGGAGGAGACTGGAGTTGTCAGAGAGCAAAGGGAGCTATGAAACTCCACTACACTTACCACGTTCGAGAACGGAATAGCCCTTTATCTGTGGGGATTATCAATTTCTGGTCAAGCATAAGAACAGTACAGATCACTGGAAAACAATCTGACTCTATCCAATGTGCTTTTGAGAGGGCAATACAAGCTCCCCCCAAGCCTTTAGTTCGTGTGGGTACTAGGGGTGTAGGGGAAGACAAAGTAGAAGTTTATCAGGAGGTACCGGAATGAAAGCAGAGATGAAAGATGTGACATTCTTTCTCTGTACTCTTTTTGCGGGTTTCTTCGGCGGGGTATTTAGTGGTTTAGTGTACCATCAAGCCTACCCACCAAAATACCCGATAACTCAAGAGGATGTGTGGCTATTAGTACAGGCAAAAATAGCAGGCAATGCAGAAGCAATGACTATTTACCCTGGGCTAATCTCTATTCGTCATGCGGTACAGTGCCAGGGAGAGGTAACAGCAATAGATTGTGAGAAGTATGATCGGAACTTGGACAACTATATTTCCGAGGATGAGGTTGTTCAACGATTTAAAGACTCAATGCATCCAGCAGCAATACTGGGCTGGTTGAAATGGTGTGAAACAGACCCTAATGTAGCTCGACAGCTACGTAAGACGTATGGTTCCTAACAAGGGAGAAGAGTATGAAGAAGGCTGTGAAGAAAATTTTTGAATCCATCTGTGCATCGATAACTGAAATGCTGGAGGATTGCAAAACAGAAACAGAAAAGGTCGAAGTAGCTGACGCCCTTATCGACCACTGTAAAGAACAAGTGAGTGAAGAGGGAGGCACTGATGATGGTGAAGAAGGAGAGGATGAATGATAAGTAATATCATACCGTGGTTTGAGCTATCAGGAGCACCGAACCAACCATACCCCAATAGCACACCACCAATAAATTATCGGGGGTACGCTATCAAAGGTGCGGAGGCATGGAAACAACACACTGGTTGCAATACAGTCTGTGTTACTACCGGCTGCTCCGAAGCACATTTGACCAGTCTTCGAGGAATATCCTTTTGGCCAATAAACCTTATTCCGAGTGTGAAACTCCACACCGCTGATAAGTTTATTGAAAAGGGAGGAATCCTATCTGAAGAGCTTTGGGACAATTTGGCAACTTGGTTATCAGGTGAAGCTGACCACAGGTCTTGTTCCCTGCTAATAGAGGGAGAAACAGCATTCTCAAACTTCCACCAAGGAAAAGAAGAGATTGACTACCAACAGTTTTCAGACTTGATTTCCGTTTTGCAGGAAGTGGCCTGTACTATCCTTTGGTATCCAATACAAATTTTACCCAATTCCAAAACCGCACCAAACCGATTGGCCAGCACGACGAAACTCGTGCGGACTATTGCAGAAGCGGTGCCGAACAGTAAATTTGTAGCGGGATACTCGCCGGGGGATGACCTGCAACTGAATGCCGGATTGATACGTTCGGTGGGCAGGGATAGAATCCTCCCCTGCATGGAGGTTAACGTCCCAGCAGGTAAGTATTATGCACCAAAAGATGTAAGTTTTGAAATGGGTAAGAGAGCAACGGAGAAGATGTTGGTTCACATCACGCACAGTAAGTGGTTGGAACTGGCTGAACACCCAGATTGGAAAGGACAACAAGAATGACAATGCAAGCACAAAACATTCCCGCGATTGATTGGGGTAACTCCTTGATTTTCCGTAAATCAGGAGCCATTGCAGCATACACACCAAAGAATCAAACTTTGGTGGAATACCCCGGACCTGAATTCCGACACCCAAGGGTGGGACCAACGTATGAACAACAGAACAATGAGATTGTCTGGTATCTACGTTGGCCGGGGTTTGATCCCTTTACCGGAGAAGCATTCCAGGATTCATATCCTGCTCTCATCTGTTCTGGTATCGGAGAACTGTCTGGGCCGCATGTCTTTGAAGGTGTTCAAAATGCAGGAGAACTAATCTCCATGAGCAACATTCCTTTTTCTGCGGCTGAGTTTCTCCCTCTCACACCGGAGAAGCGAAGGGTTGGAATGATTATCAGCGTAACCCCGGCTATGTGGGCAACCAAGGACGACATTCTTAACAATCGTTGGAACACTATGCGGGTTCCAATTATGGGTGCTGTGGGTCAACAGAACGTATTGAGTATCACCGTTGGGCGATACACTGTCTAGAAAAGGAATAGGGAATGCTGGTACTATCACGGAAGGAACACGAGGAGATTAAAATTGGTGATGACATTACTGTTTCCGTTTTGGAAATTCGAGGAGACAAGGTCAGAATTGGCGTTACCGCACCTCCAGATGTCTTGGTAGACCGTAAAGAAATTCGGACACGCAAAGAAAAGGAAAAGCAGAATGAAGATGTGGAAAATCTTCCTACTGATGGTTAGTCTGTTTGGTATCGGTGTTGCTGGCTGTGCATCTGCTGCCAAGTTCACGCCGGAACAACAGCAGAGTATACAGGCTGTGGCGGGTATCCTGGTAAAGGTTGCTCAGGAAACCAATACTCATGCTGTTGCTCGTATTCGTCTAGTTCCGGCTGAGTTTTATGCGAAGCAATCCTTCGGAATGTCTGGGATTGAGGCAGAGCTATACCTCTCTGCCAATCCCGCAGATCAGGATTCTCTGGTTACCAGCACACCTATGATGGTTGTCCAGACCAGTAAGGGACCAGCAGTTGTGCCTGTCCCCAAGGAGGAACCTTGAACGTAGAACCCATTGGAAATAAGATTTTCGTAGAACGTGAAGAAGCTCAGTCTGTTACTGAGGGCGGTATTCATCTGCCAGAGAAAGCCAAAGAGCTTCCTTGTCGTGGGGAAGTGCTGGCTGTCGGTCCCGGACAACTGATGGAGAGTGGAAGCCGTCACATTCTTCAAATTCAAAAAGGGAACAAAGTACTCTTCCCCAGCTACGCTGGGACGGAAGTAACCCTCAGCGGTACGTTGAACACTCCGGGAGAGAGAAAATATCTCATCATGGATGAAGCAGATGTATTGTGTATTCTGCGATAGTAGTTTGTCGTCAAGTACGAGCGACACCTTGCTCTATGGCGCCTCACGTACCCTGGCAGGTATACGCGCGGGGCGGAGTGGTGTGGCAGTTCGGAGAGACGAACATTTACGGAGATGTCCTGAACTATTTTGTGAGGCGCCGTAGTAACACGCGAGCGCCGCAACGGTTGCGACACCTGCGAGCCGACGCCGGTGATACGGTCCTGATTGTCTTCGGACTATACAGTTGACTCCGATCCTGGGACAGCGGCGAAGTGGTGTGACGGCCGGGAGAGACCGGCAAAAATTGAAAGGCGAAAATGCAAACACACGAAGATCGTGATTTTGACCGCAAACATTTTCTGGGCCGGTTAGAGGATCGTGCCGTGAAAATGCGGCAAGCTGGTCTGTCAAAGATCACCGGCGGCGCGCCGGACGAAGAGACGCTTGCCGAATGGCATGGGGTGAACGGGGTACACGTCAAGCGATTGCCGGAAGACGAACAGGGTATTTTGCGAATCTCCGTTGGCGGCGGAATTCAAGAGATCGATGTGAACTACCTGGTATTTCGCGGCGATCCACACAAGTGTATGTACTTGTTGCGGGCGGCGTTGGCGGCGATGGAAGAAAAGCTGCCATAAGTGCGTAAGCCCCGTCGGCGTGGTGGGACACGTACCCGGCACCACAAACAGGTGCCCGGCATTGCGGTTCGAATCCGGCACGGGGCAATACTAGATGCGTGCGTAAAAGCGCCCTCGTCAAGGCGAGAAGCCAGGGTGAGAGGGGCGGGACGACGTAAACCGCCCGGATGGATGAGAAGGTGCTATGCTTCAGCCGTTCATCGCGAGGCTCTGCGTGGGCTGTGTCGAGAGGCTGAAGCTCCCCGTTTTCGTATCGGGCCAAGCGTTGCCAAAACCCGGAGACGCAATCCCCATCGTGTATCTAGCCAGGGTGGGCGAGCTAGAGTTCCAGGGGCGATGCCGGACGTGTAACGATTTGGTAGTGGTGCGAGGACCGGGTGTTCACAAATTCGATCAGTAAGCTGCTAAGAAGTTGACCATGGCGAATAAAACAACAAAATCCATTTGGACTAGAGAAAGAAAGGAAATGCTCCAGAGACTTCTGCGAGGGGAAGACCTTTGGTGGCCGGGACCGGATCGGGAACCCGCAAGAGGAAAAAGGCTTGACCTTGTCATGGCTGTCGAGGAAGTCTTTCCGGGGAACGGGGACTTCGCTGTAAGTCAACGGGAACAAGCTTGGGCGGAATTGCGGATAACCGCAAAAATAACCGGCTCACTTTCCAAGTGGCAAGACTCAGTAGGGTATAAGGATGTAATGAAAGCAATCGAAGACCTTAGCCCCGATTTGCTAGAAAGGACTCCAAGAGATTGAAAAAACTATTATCACTTTGTCTCTTGTTAATTGGTTGTAGAGCAACCACAAACACCACAGCTACCGTACACACTAGTATTGGCTGGATACCCGTACACTCTACCTGTCAAAAGTGTCCAGGGTGTGGGAACACAGAACTTTCCAGAGACTATGACGCGGGCAGTAAACAAACTGAAGTATACTGTAATAGGTGTGATAGTTTCTATTGTGTCATAGAGCCGGGAAAACAAAAGTGAATAGAATGAAGTGGTTCTTCTTTGGTTGGTTCTGTTGTGGCTTTCTTCTCTTTAGTACCTTCTTCCTTTCTTCCTGCATGTTGAAAGGTTATGAAAAAAGAAGTTCGGCCAATTATGAATTTAAACCCACAGAAACAAGTCCTGTAACTACAGACCAAGACCCAACCATGATTAGTTACGGGGATTTGAAATCCTATCTGAATAACAACGTAAGCCACAATAACCCTTGGGCTGCTGTTGTCACTGGTGCTGTTACCGTACTAGTTCTAGGTGTGGTTATTGTTAAGAACAACTACCAACACCAGAAACCCCAGTATGAAGAGAAGAAACAAGCTATCGTTGAGCAAGTATTACAAGAACGACAGGAGCGGGATTTCAATGTCTAGTCCAATAATTGAGCACACTTGTATTAAGTACACTTGTATTACTTGTGGTAAAAACAAGGAAACAATGTTAGGAATCAGGGTTACTCTTAACGCATCAGGACAGTCTCTTCAGCACATAATTTTATTCGCTTGCTCTATGGAGTGCTCTGAGGCTTTCACAACAAAATGCTCTAAGACATTTTTAGAGTGGTCTGAGACAGCTTCTCAAAATACCGGGAAAGCATAAATGAATACCTTCTATCTTCACGAAAACACACAACTTTCCGAAGCTCATCTTGGTTTTTGGACAAGACTCAGAATGAGAGGTTTTCTCTATAAGGAATTACAAAACTTCAATAACCCCCGTTGGGTAGCTTTTCTCAAAGCTTGTGCAATATGGAGAAAAGAAACTTATGTATACTGGTTTGGCGTTTTAGATTTGCTGAAGCTTTCCGCAAAGAGAAGAGAAGAGTTTAGACAAGCTATCGAGAGCCAAACTGTTGCTGAAGCTGTTGTTCAATCCCCGAAGTTTCGGGCTTCATCCAAGTCTGGTAATACTCAGGAAGACGCTTCGGTTGAGTAAGCAATGCAGGATCAATACCAATTAATTGCTCCGCTTCGGATGAAAGAGCCGCTTGTACCATCTGAGCAAACATTGGGCGTTGAGCTTCAGGAAGAGCTTCAAAGACTCGTGCGAGCTTTGGAACATTTTGGCGAAGACGGATTGCTTGAATGTCCTGGGGCTTTACCTGGATGTCCAGACCTGGATACCGCTGTTTGAATTCCCCACGAATGGAAACAGCTTTCTTAATATCGTTGTCGTCAAAGGCTGCTTCCAGATACATTCTCTTATAGCCACGAATCTGTTCAGCTTGCTTGGTAATGTAATATTGAAGTTCCTGCTCCTTCTTAATATCTGTGTTGCCGCCAGGAAGAAGACCCAAAGCCTCTGCATATAACTGTGTGGGGGTAACGTAACCAATCAATGCACCCTTGGGATCACGCATAGCAATCCGTCCATCCGGTGCTGGCTGTGTATAATCCGCGTACTTCTTGGCAACTAACGGAGCAACAGAGGGAGCAAAGGCGGTAGCTGCTCTAGAAGCAGCAACACCACCAGGAACCAGCAGAGGTAATTGCCGCTTGAAAGACCCCTCTTCCCCAAAGAGAGCAGCAGCAGGAAGAGACAATGCTGGGGGAACAAATGGGAAGGGATAGAATGGAGCATCCTTGTATGGGTACGGCAATGCTCCAGGCATGAGAGAGCCGGAAAGATCAAGCCCAAGGGACTTCCCACCCTCGTAAGTTACTGCTGAAGCAAGTAAAGCTCTACCCATTGTCCCTAGATTGCGTCCCAAGACGTTCTGAGCACCCGAACCTAATTCCTGGGCTGGACCCATGAGGAAGCCGAGATAACGCATTGGGAAGCGTAGGAACTGGCTTGTGAGTGGCCCTGCGTTGGCCAGGAGGGCAGGCATATTCTCTGGGCCGGTGAGGAACTGTGTCGCTTCCACGACACGTCTCGCTATCGGGACAGTTTCAGCAACACTTAAGCCCTCACGAGCACCACGAGCGAGAGTACCTTCGAACGCGGAAAGCCGGTTGAAAGCCTCTGTTGCTTGAAACAGACTCATCATACCCGCTTTAATTCGATCCACCTTGGTAGGCTTATGTCCCAACAAAGCAGACTGCTTCCATGCGTTACCAAGAATGGAACCAACTGATCCACCAGCTAATGCTTCTTCTGTTAGTGGTGTTACTGCTAGTCCTTCTTTAACAAACTCAGGAAAACTACGTAGCAATGCTTGATCGTGAGTTAGCCCTGAACCTCTAGACTTAAAATACTCTGGAGCTTTCTTTAGGACATTACCCATTCCCTCCAAAGTTCCCCTAAGACCTATGGTAGGAACAGTGGTTAACACCGATTGCGTTAGGTTATAAAACGCACTAACCGGATTCGCACCCAAAGCTCCCAGGTAAAGATGAGAAGCAATCTTTCCATTGAGATTCTTGAGATTAAATATTCCCCTGTCTTCTTTCAATCGCTCCGTAAACCAGCCTTTAAGCTCAGTGGGTAGCAATTTACCAATAGGGCCAGATTCAATCTGTTGTATGGCCCCATACTTTAAGTCTGACCAATGTGCGGAAGCAATGAATTGTTTATATGTTTGCCTACCAAGAGCAACAGGCACAAAGGTGTCCCGAAGCATTTTGGCACGGATGATGTTGTGTGGTTTAGCAGAAGACTCTAATGCTTCGGCAGCTTGAAGAATGTCTCGTCCATGCCCCTTAACTGTCCAACCAAAAGCTCTAGCGTTGGAGTGGAGATATGCGGAAGAGACAGTATTGAAGTCTAAACTATACGGAAGAACCTTTGAAGAGGATTGGAGCCTGCTTGTAATTCTTGAAGGCAATGTAGGATCAAGCAGGTATTCTTTGATACGTTCCAAGTCTTTTGGATCAGGGAGCATCTTCCCACGTTTGAGAAGGGCATGAGGACTACTTACCGCACCAGCAGCGGAATAAGCCAGTCTGCCCGAAGCTGCTTCCGATGGTGGAACACCCCGCATCAGGAATTGAGCCTCATCACGAATATCAGAGAGATACCCACGAGAAACCATTTCAGGAAAATAGTGTTCCTGCTTTCTAATCAGATTGGTGGAGAAGCCTGCATTGTTAAGTTGTTCAAGCACCTGTCGTTTAATGGCGGATTGCTTGGCAAGGACTTTTCTAACAAGCTCCGGTCTGGTACGGGAAGGTAGTTTTGCCAATTCTTCAAATTGGCGAAGGCCAATCCTTGCTTCCTGAGTAGCCTGAAGTAAGGCTCGTTGTTCCACAGAACCATAAACTTTTGACCAGACATTATTGAAAGTGCTCCTTGCATCTTTTGTAAGAGTATCAAATGCTGGACCCAATTGAATAGGTTTGGTGATTTTCCCCTCCCAACCCTTTAGACGAGCAATAAGAAGAGTTCCCAGCTTCTTATTAAATTCCTGGCCGGAAGCAGCTTCATACTTTGTAATGGCAGAGCCTAGAGCGACAGCGTGTTCTGTCCAGAAACCCTCAACTTCCCGAAGCAGACTTTTATAGGTTGTGGGCAGATCACTCTTTCCAGCAGGTAAAGCATGATAGATGTCGTCAAAGCTACCAAAAACAGAAGTACGAAGCATTCCAATTCTTCGGTCAATTCCAGTGTTAGCAAACTTAAACAGGTTACGAACTGTAGGCAAAGGAAACTTAGCAGCTAACACCAAACCAATGAGAGCAATTGGACTATCTGCCAGACGATAGAGAAAGCTGAAGGGGGAATTCTCTCCCACGCCCCACTTCTCGGATAGGGGTTTGCGTTCTGCGGGAGTTAAGGCTGCGGGATCAGTTAACGCCCGACCTACCCCCGCAGGACTAGAAGTCTGTCCGAGAGCTAGACGAGCACGTTCAAAAAGATTATCGAGTTCAACGGCCACACAAGGAGTCTATCAGCGGATTTCCTTAATGCCAGTTAGCTCGATTCCTCTGGGGTATTCAAGAAAGGGTACACCCCGCAGATAGAAATCGTCATGCATTCTCTTGGCTTGCTTGTCAGCAGCACACCGAACGAATTCGTCAAGATAAGCAGACACGTTAACGGGGGTTTTTTCCACAGCAGACTGAATTCTTTTGGCACCAAACAAAACCCTGGGAGCAACTGCGATAGCAGCCAGACACTTAAAGAATGTTCTACGAAACACACTAGCCCTCCATGCCGTACACGATGTTTGGTACGTAGCCTTCCAGTTCGTCCAGCCAACCATATGTCATTGCTTTTACGAACTGATCCAACCAACAGAAAAAACAGACGGATAGAACCAAACCAACAATAAATCGTTTCCGAAGTTTCATCGGATTACCCCTATTGCCAGTACTCAAAACCATATGGATTCACATAAGCTGGACTAAGTGCGAATCCACCAGATTGTTCAGCTTGTGGAGCTTCAGTAACTGGAGCTTGTGTTATCCCCTTAATTGCATCCAAGAAAGCTCCCCACTCAGCAGATTGGAAAATGTCTTCAGCTTCCGTTCCCGGCTGTTCACCCATTGTCATTAACTGATCGAGTGGAATGCCCTGATCCCTAACCGCATCATATCCACCATTGGCAATGATTGCATTTGCCAAAGGATCACCAAACTGAGGTATCGCACTAACTGGATACGTTGCCCGCATTGGCGTATAGACAGCGTTATACCAGTCTGTGTAGTTCATAATCTCTGATGGGTTGGTATTCACCCCTCCCTGTTGAGCCTCGTATGCCTTAACAACAGCAAAGCTAGCAGGTGTGTAGAAACCATACTCATCTTGAAAAGCTAGAACATTACCCGTCGCGGGATCAATACCCGCCATTGTGTGCGGGTCAAAACCAGCATCATAAATATCGGAAGAGGGAACAGGCAGACGAGAACGTCCCCCTTCACCGCCAAGTGGACCCAACGCCACAGGACTAAACCCACCAAAGCTTACACCCTCATACGGTTTGCCGTTGGACTTCGGGGTTGCTTGAACAGGTCTCCCGCTTGGTCTATTACTCTTGGGCTGAGGTTTGGGAGCTTGGTATTGAGAACTTCCCGGTCGATTGATATTGCCGCCGAAGGACTCATCCAGGAATTGCCCAAAAGACTTCCCACGAGTCTTGCCACCACCCTTAACAAGTGGGGCGAGATTCAACGTTGGCAATGCTGGTGCATTACGAGCCATAAGATTACCCAGTTTAAGAGTGGGCTAAGCGGAACTGTATACGCCTAACCCACTCCGCGACCTCCGACAAGGAGGAAAGCCCACCGACTAACACATATCTGTGCGCTTCTTCTTGTTGGCCGGACTTCGCTCATCGAAGTTCAATACTGGTTCCGGTCCAGTACCAGCATGATTCATCGTTAGCTTGCTACCGCCCTTGGAAGAAGTAGTTTTTGCTTTCTTGCCACCCTTGGATTTCATCTTGCCATACGCCATATTACAAACCTTTCCTGTAAACTCGTAGAACAAACCCCAGCTTAGTCGGGGGTTGTTACAAAACCAACCAATTGCGGATTGGTTGGCATCATCTCAATCGTAATATTGATACCCGTTGCTGTTGCCGGTGAAGTACTGTCAATGGCAATATAGGAACCTTCTGGGATAATAGCGTTAGCATCTGTTGCGTGGAGGGCTTCTGTTTTCACAGTATCCACAGAACCAACAGAAAGATCAGAAGCAGCAGCCATAATCGCCGTACCCGAAGCGGGGGCAGTGCCGGAAGCACACTTATTCAAAATCCAAGTACCTGTACCAGCCAACCGAAAACTGGAGGTAATCTTAAGAATGCGAAGCTCATAGGGTGCTCGGAACAGGAAGCCATCAGCCAGACCTGCTGCTGCACCAAAAAAGAAACTGTGTGTAATCATCGGAGTTGTCTGCGACTTGCCCGATGCAGTACCTCTTTGAACTTTCATTGCACTTTCCTTTCCAAACTAACCGTTAATAGTAATCAACTCATCGGACAAGGGAACGAGGATTAACGTAATTACCAAACCCGCAAGAGAACCAACTGTGCCCGCCGTATCAAATGCCAAGCGATCACCAGCAGCCAACCGAAGGTCTGCTTCCACAGCAGCAAGAACAGCAGTAGCTATTGTGCCTGCTCCAGATGAGGTGGGAACAGCAGTTAGAAGGTCGGTACCACTTCCAGGTGCAGTCGTACCCGTACACTTCTCAATTTGAACAGTCTGAGAAGTGGAGTTAACCGTCCAAAAAACATTTACCCCCACAAGACGATAAGCAACATCCGCCAGAAAAATGTTTTGATCTGCGATGGTAGCAGGAACAACAACAAGTGTCGTTACTCCTCGTCTTGCACCAGACCTACGACCTAAGACCTTTGAAAGTACTCTTGCACCAGCCATAGCACTCAGGCTCCACTAATATCGTGAATCTGGTAGAAGCTCTCACCCTGAGTAGGAACAAGAGCAACTGCAACACAAACATCCGCAAGCTCCGTAGGAGGAACCGGATTAAACCCGTCTGTAAAGAAAAAGCCCAGTCGTTCCCCCCGCAATAACCCAGTTTCTTGACCGGCTAGATTTCTCCTACTGGCAGCAGAGGGTTGATAGTAACCTGGAGCTACTCCGTCGATACCCATCGCAACCGCATGCCAAGCATTCGCCAGAAGAATTGTAGCGTCGGCAGCGGCAGCCATTCCAACAAAGAGAGTTATCGCGTTAGTCGTGTCAGCAACACGGAAAAACACTGTTGAGTTTACAAAACGATAATCCCTATCTGCTACAAATAGATTCTGAAAGGTTCCCGAAAAGACACCAGAAGAAGCAAATCGAACAACTACCACACCTTGAGGAGCACCAGCTTTGGGGGCAAGTCTACGTCGGGTGATTGTGGACGCCATCAGTCTGCTCCAGCAACAAGAAATCTATCTTCAGCCAGCATTCTACCAAGACTCCTCAGACTGTCAACTACCCCAAGGGAATAACTTCCTCGCCACCGGCTTTGGCTCGTCGGTTGGGAAGGAATTGCTGACCCATCGCGGCAACGTTCGGCATTCGCCGAGCGGTATCCATCATTCCCCCCATTGTTGCCATGTCCATCCCTGGATCAGCAGCCAATTGTCGAAGTAGAGCAAGTGTCATAGCTGACTGACCAATCACACCTTGTTCATACTCCTGCTCATTCTGCTTTCTTTTCTGGCGAATAAAATCATAGATAAAAGGTGCGTTGATACCCAATTGAAGCAGGATATTACCCGCCTTAGCAAAAGGTGTTTTGGTTCTAATAGCCCCAGCCTTAGCCGCTACTCCACCAGCTTTAGTAGTAACGGCCTTTGCCTCTTCCATAAGAGCATTGCGGAGATTGTTATTTGCCCTCATCTCCTCTGTAATCTTTAACTTAGCTGGAGGAGACTTATCCAACGCAGCAGCTAGAAGCAACCCTGTTTCTCGTGGAGCTAATCCTTTCTTCGCTGCTTCCACACCAACTTTACGGAGATCAGAAAGCATAGCAGATGGAAGCTGGGGCTTTTCTACTCCGTATACCAAAGTGGCCAAGCGTGATACACGATCGTTGAATGCTCTGTGGGACTTACTAGCCTTGGCTGAAGTCCGATAAGCAAGATTATGTACCGATTTACCAACACGGGTAACCACTTGATCTAACGCGGACTTAAAACCGCCTTGTCCCGCAGCAGAGTCCAAAGGGTTGAGAGCAGCCGCGAGAGCAGGAATCTCTGGAGCAGGCGTCTCTACATCAGGCTGTAACATTTCAGAAACAGCACCGAGAGAGGTAGCAGCAGCTTTTCTTAGTTTCTTACCTACTTTAGCCACCAGATAACTCCTCAGCAAACTCCTGTGGCAACAACTGCTTTAACTGCTCTGAACGATATTGTTGAAGTACCTGGTCTTCTTCTGTCCTTGGGGCATAGATATTCAACAGCGAAGAATTCAAAAGTCTATCCCTCAGTCGTTTGGCAGCATTGGGTCCATACTTATCTTCAATTTCATTAACCGCACCGTAATAACCCTTCAGCATTTCCCCCGCTTGAGGAACATTGCGAGACTGAGCTTGTTGTGCGGCAGTAATTGCTCGATCAGCAATTGCTTCGGGGGAATCTGGCCCACCTTGGGGAATCACTTTCTTGTTTGTCAGCTTATCATACAATTCACCAGCAGGTTCTTTGAGTGCCAAACCAGCAAACAAAGCGGTCAACCAATTACGTTTGAGAAAGCCCCCAGCACCACCGGCAACTTTCCCTGCAACTTCAGTAGATTTACCTACCGCCTTACTAAGCAAGGATTGCTCTACGGGTGTAAGAGTTTTGACAGCACCAACAGCAGGTGAAGTAACTGGTGCCGTGGGGGAACCAGCGGAAGCGACTGGTCGTTTAATCTGCGGTGCGGAAACAGCCGGTGCTGGTTTTCCTACAGGCTTAACTAGAGCAGCACGAGCTTCCCCGAACTTCTTTGCTTCCACCTGTAATTGCTGTTCAATCTTCCCAACCTTTATCAGATTGGTCCGAGAAGCTTCAACTTGTTTTAGTGCTCCATAGCTCTCTTTCAACACCTTCTGTGTTCCTCGGAGACTTGCCCAATCCTTCTTACCCGCAAGTTTCTTAATCTTCGGCAGAAGTTCGTCTTCTATCTTCGCTAGAAGTTTTGCTGCTTGTTTCTTATTCAATGCCGCACCGGCAACAGCAGCAGCACCCACAGCATTCAAACCCGCAGAAACATTCTCAGAATCCCCAGGGTCTTCGGAGAGCGGAGCAAAAAGAGCGGAAGCAGCGGCACGAGTACCAATCCCTTTGGTAAGAGCACCGGCAGCAAAACCACCGGGGAAGAGGGCCAGCAAATCCTCGTTACTTGAGTGAATTCCCCCCTCTTCTTCCCCGAAGAAAAGCATTCGCTCTACCGGAGTCATTCCCGCAAGCTCCGCTTCCGCCCTGGCTTTTTGACCAGGGTCAATCAACCGAGATCGGGATGGGGAACCCCCAGCGTTGGCGAGAACCAACAACCGTTGCAGCGGATCAATCACTGCTTCGGAATAGGAAAGCTCATCGGATTCAGGGGGCATAACTCATCTCCTCTGAATACTCCTCTGGAGGACCGGACAATTCCGGTGATTCTCCTGGAGAGAATGTCTGCTGCTGACCAGCACGTTGAACCTCCGGGATTTCCCCCAACACTCTACCCGAAGCAATCAATTCCGCCAGCAATTTCAAGTTGGGATCAGACCCACCATGAGATTGAACCAAAGCGTGATACATATCCTCCGAAAGAACATCAGGAAGAAGTCCACCGTTATATGCATCCGCAATAGTTTGGGCGGGTGTAGGTCCAAAATTTGCTTCAATGGCAAACTTTATCATCTGCTCTGACTTCTGTGCAGCGGCAAGAGCGGCAACAGTGGAAGAAACCAATTGCTCCAACCGTTGAACATTCTGCGGAGAAATTTGCTTACTCAAGGCCATTAGGTCTGGTGGGGGAGAGAACTCAATTTGTGTACCATCAGGAAGAGTACCTTTGATAATCGAAGTTGGGTCAACGGTAGTTCCCTTGGAAGCAGCAAGCAAAGTCCGAAGTGTCGGCAGGTAAGCGTAGTTCATCCAAGCTGCCATACCGGGAATGGTTGGGTCTATTGACTTGATTGGTTTGTCTTTCTTCGAAAGGTTCTCAGGAGACAAAACGGTACCAAGGTTCCTTAACAAACCCGCTTGTTCGGTATTCTGTTTTCCCGCGAGATTGAAAGTTCGCTCTATCAATTGCCAAGCATTGCCCTTAACTGGTTCTGTCCCATTAACCATTGCCACCGTAGCTTTGGCCATATCCAAATTACCACGGATAAAATTGGTCAAGTCTCCCGGAGAAGTACCAGCGAGAGTGTGAAAAACATTCGCTGCCAATTTACCTGTTTGCTCCTGCTTATCCGCCAACTGCTGAGCACGCTTAACTATTTGCTGTTTGTTCAAACCATACTTAGCAACACGCTTCATAATCTGGTGCTCAAACTCAAAAGCGGAGAGTCTTGAGAGTTGAACAGCAAAAGCAGTTGGATCAACACTTCCCTCATCATCCGTGAGCTTCATTGGAACTTCTGGATTGCTGGAGAGCGTATCATACTCAGAGCGAAGCGTCTCTGCTGCTTGATCCAAATATTTACTATCCTTTGTTCTTTTGGCCTGAACTAAGCTATTAAAAACATCTGTCTTAATCCTAAACTGTTTTTCATGAAGATTGGTTTGACGAACGCCAATTTCTCGAACCGCCATTTCCCCCTCAGCACTAAGCAAGTATTCAGGGTCCGTGGCCACACCAGCATACAATTGAGACAAGTTGTTATCCGTCTCGTGAATAGACTTCATTACGTCATTCAGTTGCATACCAACTTTTTCAATCTGAAGCTGTTCTGCCTGTTCCTTCCGCCTCTGCTTCCGCTCTCCAATCTTGGCAAAGACATCTCCCACTTGAGCACCGGCTTGAGAGATACCCTCCGCGAGAATGGCAGTACCGCCCATCGGCAGAGAGGGCAAACCGCCCTGTGTCTGAGAAATAGCAGCACCGGCTGAACCGGGTGCGGAGGCAGCAGTGGAAACCACACCGGGAATGGAACGCTGTCCGCCACCGATACGAGGAGTTTGTGTTTGTACTACCGCCATATCACCCCGCTGGAGTTAATGCTCCTTGAGCAGCACCACCTAAAATATTACCCGCAGCACCAATTCCCGCACCCCAGAGAGCATTACGAGCTTGGCGGTTCTGAACCTCAATCTGTTGCTCGAACTGTCGATTCTGATCCCGCTGACCAGCTACCGCCATAATGGAAACATTCTGCGGATTCTCAATCGCCATCAGATTTTGGAATTCCTGAGTCTTTACATTGTTATCAAAAGCCATGACATCCCAACCAATGTCAAAGAGGTCGGACATAATATCCGAAATTACTAGGGTTGGGTAAACGGTATTGGATATCATGGTAAACAACGCCGAAGCACCATCAAGCTTAAACTGTTCAGTAAACTTACCAAGCTCGGTACGAGCAATAGTGAAGTTCTGAATAGTCTGTGCTCTTACCGTTGCTAGATTGGCAATAGTTTTTTCGGAATCAAGCAAAGCACCAATGCCTGTTTGGAGAGCACCACCTACTTGTCCAAGAGCCTGTGCTGCTCCTTGGGTTGTAATATTGGCTAAATTGGTTTCAAGATTCGCTCGAAGCTCAATAGCTGATTCGTGTAGACTCCCGGCAGAGACAGCAATATTGCGAGCAGCATCACGCTGATACATGGAGCGGATAGCCTCTCGCTCTTCGGGAGCTACCGGACCAGAAGCTTCAAGAGCACGAACGTGTTCATTGTATGCCTGCTTTGAAGCTCCCTGAATACCAGTAGCAACAGACTCAATCCGATTACTAACGTCGATAGCAAAATTCTCTCGTACTTCTCCAGACTGCTTTTGAATCTCAGAAAGAAGAGCAGTACCGGCATTAATGCCAGCACGAGTCATTAACATTGTCTGCTTCTGAATATCCTTCAAACCAGCAACAGACTTGCCAATACCAGAGAGGGCAGAGGTTTGTGCTGAACCTAACATTTTATCCAGTTTGTTAAAGGTGCTATTCGCATCTCTCAAACCGGAAGCAAAACCCTTGGTTACTTCTTTCTGAGAATTGCTAAGTTCCAAAAGAGCGGCAAATTGATCTTCTCGTTCCTTTACCGCCTGAGTACCAATCTCAGGAAGACCAATCTGTAATGGGCCTCCGTTAGGACCACGAATCTGAAGCTGGGACTCCGTAGCCGAAGGACTTCGATACTCTGGAGCATTAGCTCGTAACGAGCCGGACAACCGTTGTCCTTCCCCACTACGAATGAGGTTGGTAATCATCGGGTTGTCCGCAAACTGCCGAAGTCCCGGAAGAAGAGCCAAAGGGCCGGTGAAAAAGGAACTGAGGAGACTGCTGATACCAGACGCAATACCAGCAAAACCCTGTGGGGCGGCTGGAGAATTGTATTGCTTCGCCATTAATTCGCTCTCCCACCCTCAATACTACCCTGCACAATCAGCCCAAGCAAATCAAAGTCCACATTCGCGGCATAACACTCTACTCCGGGAACAAGCACCGGACGTTGAGTGTCCACACCAGCAAAATTCGGGTCATTCCTATCATCATCCAAGCTGCCCTCTGCCCCAGTATCGGAAGAGGAAGCCACAGCTACCTGTTCACCCACAGTTTCAGACCTACCGAATAACTGGTAGCGAAGTTTCAAGTTGGGGTTCGCTCCACCACCAGGAACAGTAACGTCACCAGAGAGATTGGCCACTGCCGCACCCATCGCAAAAACTTTCTTGAGTCTGAGCATATCCAGCAGAGGCGTCTGAGGATCACCATACAACGGCCACATTGTTGCCTGGAGTGTTACTCCCCCAATGGAGAATCGATCTCCGATAGCAATTGTTGGACTGAAAGCTCCAGTGATTGTAAGTGAACTTGAAGTCTGCGAAGTGACTCGATAAGCATTTCCTTTCGGGTTTCCGTTGGTATCGAAGAACCGAAGCAGGTGTCCAACCATATCGGCGTGGGCTGATCCATAAGTTCCAGTTGTCCAGGTAATACTACCGTTGGGTGAATTGGTTACTGTTAGTACCACACCATTAAAAGACTGTCCACTAAGCTGATTAAACGTCATACACTTCCCTGGCCCTCCACGGAAAGCATCCATCTTATAGAGCTTCATAGACGTGCTCTCAAGAAAGACTGCCCGTTTAAGAGTACCGGGGAAAACATTGCCTGTGGTTAGAGAAATACCTGTGGAGACATCACCAAAAGGAACGTCTACCAGATGTGCCATAATGCCGTGATTAAAACCAAGAGCAAGAATTTCCTTCTTAGTTGGGTTCAACCAAACCGCAGCACCCATTGTGGCATCATAAGCCGAACGAACAAGATTCAAGTCTCCTGCCCACCGACCAGACTCGTTGAAGAATTTAGCTGTTGAGTTAATAACCTGAACTGTTCCTGATGTCAAATCACAAACCAAAATACCAACAGGAGAAACAAGGAAGAGGTTAGTGCCGATAGCAAGAGTACCAAACCTACCAGCCGCACCATGCTGATTATGAATCGTATCCACCGCCAAATTGGAGCCAGAACGATGAAGACGAAGAATGGAGTTATTCAACACTACGGCAAGGAATGGATCAGCACGAATTAGAGATACAACGGAGTCATTAAGCTCCGGTAGTCTTCTTCGGTTAATTCCTGGAATAAGACCCTTACGAGGACGATCAACAAAATCCCAACGAACCACATCATGGTCCGAAGCATTCTCCGCATTCGAGGGTGCGGTAACACGAACAAGCAAACCTTCATATTCCTGAATCAGTTTGGTACGAGGAGAGCCTTTGGAAAGAATAGCAAATTCTTCCGGTTCAACTTCAGGTAGAAGAGTAAGAGCGGAATCGGGGTAGCCTGTGGGGGTGTCAACAACGTTAGCATGTTGGGGGCTAGTACCAGAACCGGAGTACATCCCAATAACCAAACTATTGTACCCCCAAAATATATTCACAGAATGACTGCTTGTGTCCACACCACCGGGATTGGCGAAAGCAGTAAAGAAAAGACCTTTGGTCTTGGCTTCCGCACCAGCCCTGGAAACACTCCAAGAAAGACGCCTAGCGGAACCTGAAAAGTCTCTTGGAATGGGCAAGTCCCAGGTGATATTTCGATTGCCTATATTCACGGCCGTAATGCGACGCTTATAAACCAAACCCGTAAGCTGATCCCGGAAGCTCTCAGTCCCCGTACCACTCGGCCCCATGAGAAGATAAATAGTGTCCCCAACAGAAACATCAGCAATTCTAGCACCGTCACCAGTGAAAACAGCATTGCCATCAACAGTACCAACAGCCATATTGCCCGTACTAAGTGTTGTCCAAGGAGAAGAACCATCCGCGAATGTAGGAGTCCTGCCCTGAATTGGATAATCTGTTGGAGCAGTTCCAAGAGAGACATAACTTACTCTCGGTATCTCATACTCCGCTTCAAAGTGCAGAATACCACGAGCATCCTGAGACGCAAAGAAAGCTTCCGTAGTTCTAAAAGTTTGAATAATAGCACGAGTAAAGACATTGGCATCGCCAAGAAAAGTATCCTTATAATCCCCTGTGCCCATTGGAAAAGCAAGAACTGGAGTACCAGAGTTTCCACCAACAATGTAAGCACCAGAGGAAGTCTCAACACCAGTTGGAGCAAGAAACTTTACTCCAACATTTTCAACTGGACGAGTGATAGGACCAAAGTATCCCTGGTCGGGGAAGACCCAACGATAGCAAAGGCCGTAAATTTTAGAAGCACCAAGAAAGTGATTAACATTATCCGTTGCTGCTGTACCAATAAAAGAATTAAGACCAATAGGACGATTGGTCAAGTTGGGAATCGGATTCCATCTAGCTGTCTGCCAATCATCCGTAGTACCACAAAAACGAGCTAACCTTTCTACCTTGGTTTGTGTGGAATCTGTACCGTCCGTCTCACCTACGATAAGAAGAAGCTGATGGTCAGTAGCAACATCGACATACCGAAAACCTTCAGTACCAGAAAGTTCATACAAGACAGCAGAAGAAAGAGCAGCACCCTCTAAACTATAAACAACAAAAAGAGCATCATGGCTACCACCACTATTACGCATACCAAGAAATACAACACCACGAATAACACTACTCGTGTACGGACCAGCAAGAACGGAGAAGTGCCTGAAGAAGCTTAGACCATTCTTACCGCCTATAGTATAGGCCGCACCACCTATAGTAGATGGTAGGGAGTCAGTACTGACAAAACCGGGAAACCGTCGAAGCTTACCAATGTCACGCCAGTCAATACCAGAAAGGCGGGAAAACTGCCCTGGTGGCAATGCACGAAAGTCAGTCTGGACATTGAGTTCAGGCTCGCCAAAGGTATATTCCCACGGTGCAGAATGATATGTTTGGTGCTCAAACACTAATTGCCATCCAAATCATCTGCGGGAAAACTTGGTTGTTTAAGAAACTTCTTTTTCTCTTCCGCTAAAAAAAGCTGCATCAAACCCACTCTTGTTGCAAGAAGACCAGAACCTCTATGTATTACTTTCCCGTCACGGGTACTAAAAACTATTACACTTGCTTCATGCCTCCGAAAAAGCTCCTCAACAAGTTCGTTGGTTGTCAAGCTCTCAAGTAAAGAAAGCTCAAAAGGTGAACCATTGTCTGGAAGTTCGGGAGTCATAGCCTGCTCACCCCCCGCCCATCGGGCAAAAGGTACGTACCCTGGCTGGTCGCCCCGCCAAGGAAGGGCCGTAGAGACTGGCTAGGAGCTTCGCCAAGCTCTTTTGGGCGACCAAAGCTCTTCAACCCCATAGATTGCTTCCTGCCAAGAAAGGGCAGGCTTAGAACGGGGTTGTTCGCATGGAACCGATCAGATGATTTCTGCGGAGGAAAAATCAGCATAACTTTAATACCTCTTACCGAGCAAGTATCGTCCTCTGGTATGCCGAGGAAGAACATTGCCCTTTCGACCATCCGCCTGAGACAGATCAAGTCTCAAAGCCCGCAAGGACTCCTGATACTCTGTCTGAAGAGTCTTCATCTTTGTTGCATCACCAATAACTGCGGCTATCTGTCTTGCAATTCTAAAAGCCAACAGGTCTTGGAAACGGTACTGGTGGAGAGGAACAAGCTCAAACTTACTTGTTCCACCGGTTGGAGTAGTTCCGAAATTCGGAGAGACTGTTAACAGACCAGTTGTAGCATTATAAGCAGTAACTAGCCTTACCTCTGCCACAGTCATATTCAAACTTTGAAGCGTCCACCCCACATAAGCGTGTGGTCGAACATCCAGAGTACCAGCAATCATTGTTGTTGCTGTAACTGTTGAAGACGTTGCTGCCGGACTCGACTGACAGGTAAACTCTACAACCTCACCATCGAAAGCGGGTACGTAGGTGATACGCATGGTTTCACCCACCGCCCACACCGGAGACAAACGAAGAACCGGACCCTCTATGGTAAACCGAGCATCAAAGGGGGAAAGAGGATGATTAGGTACCACCTCCCACTCTGGGCGAAGAGTAGTAGTGTTTACCTTTTCAAACAGGAGAAACTTACCAATGGGGGGAAGAGCATAAAATTCCTGCTCAGCTACCACAGTGATACTTACACGAGCACGCGGGCGGAAGATGTTGTACCTGTCAAGCTCACCCATCGTCTCCACAATCGCACGACGAAGATAATCAGAAAGGTTAGCGTCAGTGAAGCGTGTAGAATATGCGGGTTCGTGGATATACTTACGCACTTTGCCGGATGTGCCTAGCAGGGAACCAAGAAAGCCGATAGAGTCAGCAAGTGCCATGTTATTTCTTATCTTGGAGTAGGTCTACCTTAACACTAAGAGTGCTAGTCTCAATTGCCATCATATTAACAGACTGGGCCATCGTTCTTACTTCTCTAGACAACTCTTCTTGGGTTTTAATAAGAGCACCCAATGATTGTTGGATAGTTCCACGGTCAGCAATATACGGGTTAACAGTTTGGATCAATTCAACAACTTCTGCTCTAGTGGTTACATACCGACCCATCGCAAACCAATAAACCGCCCCAGAAGCCATAATGGAGACGAGAGAGGTTATTACAAGTTTCAGTATTTCGAAACTCTGATCTCGGCTCATCTCTTTCCCCCTAAAAAAATTAGGTGACGAAGAAGACAAACTGTTAGCCAATTTCTACCCCCAAACTAATAACCACTCACCGCTAACCGCATACCTGGAAGCTTATCCAAAATTCGTTCAGCTTTGACAGCCCCTTTACGTTTTTTCACCCAGCTATATCCTGCTCGCAAAACGTCGTCATCCATACGACGAGTTTCCTCACCCTGAAGAAGTTCCCGTTGACGCTGTTGTTTCAACCTCTTCCGAATTTCAGCTTTGGCGAGTAGGCTTTTCAAAGTGCAGACAATAGAAACCAGATTCGCATGGGTTGACCACGAACCTTCTCCTCGTCCCGTACCAAGTTGACCAATGTCCAGCAACCGATTGTCCCCCCGAAGAGAAACCACCCAAGTCTTAAACACCCGATGGTAATAGGTGATTAGTTCTTTTCGTTTGGTTACTCGTCTAAGCCACTCTCCCGCACCCGTAAGACGGATAGAATGAACGGCAGGATCATAGTTATATGAAACTTGAATCATGGAAAACAAACTCGCCAGGGTGAGGCATGTGGCACGGAATCAATTGCACCACACGCCTCAACCCCCGGCAGACAGAGCCTACAAGCTTTCAGAAAGACTCGTCAACTTAATACCCGGCATGAACTTGGGCAGGAAGGCACAATACACCTGTCCAGGAGCCTCCAGGTAATTCGTAGTACGACCGTTGGTGCTCTTGTAAGGGTTGAAAATGCCCATCGGACCAATACCCGCGAACAGGAACTCAACCTCATCACCAAACTCAGTCAACTGCTTGGACCAAGAAAGCTTGGGAGCAACATATCGCATAATGTTGTCCTCCCGAAGCTTCAATGCCCACAACTCGCCGCCAGTCTGGGAAGCATCATCCATTTCACTATCGGAAGGCATGAAGGGAGAAGTCTTCCACTTCATGGTCATCCCGTTATAGCGGAATGGGGAATCTCCCATTTCATAACCAGCAGCAATAATGAAAGGTTTATCAGTACGGTCAAATCGTCCAAGACCGTCACTGTTCTCAACATACACGTTAGTAACGCCATCAGACGTAACAATGGTATCCGGCATGTTTTCCATACCGTATGCCTTCTTCATACGCCCGAAGTATTGGTTAAAAACAGCCTCAGTCACTGGACCGGAAACAGCAGCAACGATCGATTGCAACTGCTGATAAGTTGCCAAGTTGATACCAAAAACGGTACCAGAAGTGGCCATCCACTGAGCAGGTCCGATGGGACCAATACCCGAAGCGCTGGCAGCAGAGAGAGTACCCACGGCAACAAGCTTATCCGTAGCAGCAATACCGCTCAGGTCTTCAGCAGCGGAAGCAACGCTTTGGAGAGTCACAAGACCATACCCAGCATCACCGGAATCGGGAATGTACCGAACACCATCCACCATGACAGGTCCAGTATTACGTTTGGTCGTGCCTGCGGAATTCCAGATGTCCACAAACATATTTGTGTGGAAATTACGAACAGAACCACCCTTCACTTCGATAGTTGGGCGATCATTGGTTGCCCGATTAGAGGCATTGTTTCGAGCACCAACCGTTGCAATCTCCTGCTGAGCAGAACGAGCATAGAGATTGTGGATGTAGCTGAGAGCAATTCGCTTCGCAAAACCACGAATGATACTCGCCAGCACATTCGTAATGGTGGCATCCAATTGAACCGCCGTAGCAAATTCAATGGGAATCAGAACGTTGATAGCACCACGAGAAAGAGTGACCGTCTTTTGGAAATATCCTGGGTTGGCTTGGTCGCCTACCCCCGGCCATTCGCTGACCTGGGAATCCTCCATGTAAACGCCGTGAGCGGAAGTGCCCAAATCCATTGGGTTACCACCGCCCACACCAATCCATTTGAAAGAGCCAGCGACACCTTCCTCCATGATGTGGATAACCTGCATCTCTCGACCAATGCCAGATTTTTCCACACCAAAGGAAGTGGCTCGGATATCTCGAATCAAAGGGTCCAGACCGGGAAGGGTATCATACGTACCCTTCCCCAAGTCCTGTTGAATAACGTCGTCAAGTGAGTCGATGAGACTCGTTGGATTGAGTGAACTCATACCTTCTATTCTCCGGGGAGGAGAATCTCCTCCACCACAACAAGAACAACACCGGCTGAGCCGGGTGCGGAAGCAAACGAATAACCATTAGCGTTTCCCCCTCTTCAAACCCTGTGCAAGTCTTTGCAGCAGATTGTTCGAATAGTTGGAATCACCAATGCCTACGGGTTTCACTTCTCGCTTGCGGTGGAGTTGATTGCCAAGCGTGGAATTGGAGCCGACACCCGGTAAGGAGAAATCAGCAACCTCATCAAGATCGTCAGTCTCACCTTCGGACCCAGCCTTTCTAAGAGAGGCCAACCGTTGTCTTGCAACGGAAAGTCCGGTACTGATTGACTTCGGACCAAACGCCTGTGACTCACTCGCCTTAGCGACGAACGAATACACGTTTTGCCGAATCCAAGAGGTAGTCCCTTCATCAGCGGTTTCGAGGAGTTTAGACAAAAAGGGATCACTGTCAATAGCTTGGTCGATCATGCCCTGCATGGAGCGGCGTTTCTCGGTATTCCCCCGCTTCTCCTCATTCTTTGCAAGAAGGTCAAGTCGCTGTTGCACAAGCTCTAACTGCTTAGCCAACTTGGCTGTAGCAGCACTAGACTGAACATTCTCGGAACCTTCAGACCCATCCTCAAAATCCTCTGCCTCATCGTCTTGAGTTTGCTGTGGGGGATTAAACATTGCCTCTACGGACTCCGTTGGAAAACCAGCTTTGACAAAGGCTTGTTTTAGTTTTACTTGATCCTTAGCAGAAACACCCTCTTTAAGATTCCTACCAATCTCATAGAGTTCTTGTTCCGCTTGTTTAGTAAGTTCAAACTCATTCTTCTGTTTCAAGTTCTCTTGAATAAGCTGATCTACGTACTCATTCTTTTGAGCTTGAGCAATTGCCTCCTTTAAAGAAACCTCCTTCTCAACACCCTTCACTTTAAGTGTAACAAGCTTATCAAAATCCGCTTCCGTCAATTTCACTTTGTTCGGGTCCACCGAGTCGCCTTTCACTGTTGGGGTTGCTGTTGCACACGACCATTACGAGGTGTAGCAATATCTGTTATCTGTGGTGCTTGTGGAGGAAGACTAATACCAAGTCCACGAGACTTGATAAACATCACACGATTATTAAACGCCGTAATCACTTCCGCCGACGCCAGAGCAAACTCAGGACCAGAGGTGAAATCCTCAATCGCCAAGAGATGAACTTCCGCCTTATCAATATTAGTAAGAAACGGAGGACCACCACCTTCCACCGGGAACTGTCCAGGAGTCTGCCCATCGTTGAACAATACCAAGTTTTGGAAGACCGCTTTTACATACTGCTCCCACACGGATCGATTTCCAAGGGGGAAGTTCCAACCCTCCTTATAGTTGAGGATAATAAACTCAAGTTTGGAGAGAACTTGCATCTGCAAAGCGGCGATAGCTTCCTGCCTACGGCGTTCGAACTCTTGAGGGTCACGAGAGCGAATACCAAGCTCAATAGACCAAGGATCAGGAATGGAAGCAGCATCAAGTATGAGACGACCTGTAGTGGGATCAAGACTAATACCAGCAATGCTGTTCTCAAACCGAGTGACATCAATGGTATTGTCCGCAACAGAACCGCTTTCAAATCTCTTTTTGACCCCATAAAGCTGTGCTCGGAAGACAGTTGCATAAGAAGACTCCAACTGAAGACCCACAGGATATAAGTGGGTAGCTCCCATGTCCGCAAGGGAAGCAATAAACGTACCAGAATCCCCACGACCTGGAGCTTCCCCAGAATATAACGGTCCCTGAGCAGTCATGCGATCAAGAAGACTTACCCCAAACTGCATAAGTCGAGCAGGTAAATCATTGGCTGTCGGTGGCTGAATATTTTCAATGCGGGAGTTTGCACCGGACAAGTCAGGCTCGTAAGTAATCACCTTGGGATAACCCGTAGGTGTCAAGTCTTGAACGTTGAACCCCATATTGGTTGGCAGGGCGATGAACCATAAACGGTCCATATCCGCACTATGCTCAATCAACCGCTCTAACAAACGCTCAAGTTCGAGAGCAAAGGGCAGAATCTTGTGCATCAACCCACGGCCATAGAAATGCCCGGTATCCTGGTAACGAGTAATGCCGATGGGGAAGGGAACCTTTACGCCATCTTTCCAATACTTCTTGTCCGAGACGATTGCTCGACCGGCACGAACAATATAGCGGTGAACAGCCTGACCGGCAGGAGTACCAACAAGACTATAGAATTCCCGCAGCTTAACGCATTTTACAGAGACGTTAGAGATGTCTTGCTTTTTCCGGTTCCGGTTGAGAGTGCTGGTTCGCTCCTTATCATAAAGGTCACCAATACCGCCACCTGTCATGCCATGTTCAGCAAGATTGTTGGGGTAGAGGGAGGAGAGTGTAGTTCCATAAGAAACTTCTACTATTTCCAACTCCTCATCCGTAACATCTTTTAGGCTGACACCTTCCATCTTACGAACATCGGAGAGGGGCATCAAACGAGTACGAATAATCCCCCGCAAATCTGTAGGGTTGGAAGTCTCAGCGGGAATAGGAAGCAGTTCCCAAGGGGGAATCAATTCCCGCATATGTGCGGTAGGGTTGTCCTCATGCATATCCACCCAAGAAGCATGAGCGTATGTACCATACATACACACACCCGTAATAAGTTGAGTTTTTAGAATCTCCTCCTGTTCGGGAGAATTCATGTGGGAAAGCAGAGCTTGGGACAGGGAACTATTACGCATGGACTCAAGACTGAATCTCCGCTTACGAGCAACAGGAGAAACATCAAGCTTTGACAGTCTGCCAATCTCGGTATGAAGACGAGTCATCGGCTCGTCCCAACGTAAATGGAGACGACCGTCTTCGTCCTCATAGCTGATCTCCACCTTCCCCCGCTCCATATCAGTTACATTGAAGTAACGACAGCCCTGGGAATAAGCAGAGATAATAGACCAGCCGACGTATTCAATGTTACGTCGAGTGAGAGCGGGAGAAATAAGAATGTCGAGAGCTTCAATTAGCTCTTTTTCATTCGTACCATCAGGAAGATCAATTGCATACATACTTACTCTTCCTTGTCACCAGCCATATCAGCAGGTTCAGTAACACGAACCACTTTTGGTTCCCACTTAGGAATCTTCGCATTAACCTGGGGATTAGACATTGCTTGTTGACGATTAACCAAGTCGGCAAGCTCTTTCATGTCCACACCATTTGCAGAGCCGGAAGAAGAAAGACCACCAGAACGCTGAGCCTGAACACGAGCAGCGAAAGGATCATCAGCACCCTTGAGAAGCCGCACTTCCTTAGCAAGAACAGCAATACACTCAGTAAACACTTCCGCATCTGCTTCTCTACCATCGGAAATGGTCAACAAGTTGAAAGAGTGTTTACAAATAAGAACCCAGAAAGTAATAAAAAACCCAAGAATAAGAAATACCCCAAGAATCAACACATCGGTTTGCATTGTCTGCCCTTGCTTCTAGGAGACATCAACACCCGCCGTCCGCCGTCGCGTGTCTTCTGCCTCTTCCGCTCAGCCTCTTCGCGTTTGTTTACCAAATTCCCCAGAGCTTGCAACAAGTCGGGTTTCAAGTCCTTGGAAGACAACGCTAACACGATGGGGATTGGAGTACCGGGAAGATGAGAAAGCCCCTTGTTCAGCATATCCGCATAACTGTCCGGCTCGTTGCTGGTTTCGGGAGAATAAATCTTCCCCTTCACCGCGAACTGAACCATTGCCAGTGTATCCACGGCGTCATCGTGGGTTAGTTCCTGAAGGTCTTCCGTAGCGTGTTCAATCTGATAAACCAAATCCGCCCAGGGGGGTCTATGAATCTCAAGCCGGGGAAGCAGTATTCGATTGGCTTCAAATCTCCAGGCCAGGGAAGCAATGCGAGAACCCTTGGATAGGCTGGAGTCCGAAGAGGAGCGGAAATCTCCTTGATATCGAATGGGCTTAACACGAGGCATCCAACCCTCAGAAATAGCCCGCTCAGCAAAGTCAGCGGAAGTACGTTCTACAAGCTTCTTCTGCACGGAAACAGATTCAATACCACAAATCTTAACTCGCCACTTCAAACCCAGATTCCAGAGCCAGGAAATAAATATGGGTTCCTTCACACGACCCAGCTTAAGATCAAGTATCCAAACATGATCTCGGTAAAGTGGATTACGCTCAACACCCACAACCATACAGCAAGCAAAGTCAGAAGTACGAGAGGGGTTTTTAATGGGGTCAGCAAGCAAGATACGGTACATTTTGCTAACTGTTTCCCCAAAGGGTCGAACAATACGCTCTGTGCTACCATCAGAGGTCTTCTTAAAGGAAACAAGGGAAGCTTCGGAAGTTAACGGAGAAGAGGGGTCGTGCTCCCCTTCAATAGCGTACCAACAATAAGGCTGATTAAGCGGGAGGAGATTGTCCTGCACTGAACCGGGTTGGTTCATTACGTTGGCACGATAAGACTCCTCGCCATAGGAAAGACGCTCCTTCTCCAAACTCTCCGTAGACCACTTCTCAGGCCAGATCAAACTACCATCAGCTTCCCAAGCACCTAAAACCTCCCTGTTCCAAAAGGATACTCGTGGGTCTTCAGACTCACTGGTTGTGGCCATGTAATAGAGAAAGAGACGTTTGGAGTATAAAGTACCAACAAGAGCAGCACAAGCCCCTTCCTCCAACATGGGCATGAGTTGGTTGAAGAACATGCGTTTGAAATTGTCAGTAAGCTCAGAAGCACTAACACGCATATCCTTAACTTGTTCAGCGTCATCGACCCAGATAAACCTTGGGCGTAAACCGGGAAGACGACCCATCACGCTTCTACCAATAAGCTGAAAACCATTGGTTAAGCGAAGGCGATTCATATTCCAGATACCCTGGCTCTTCTTAGGGCGAAGGTGTCCAAAATCTTCTAGAATACGCTCGTTATTCTCCAACTGAAGCATAAGCTTCATAGTAGAGGATTGAACAAAATCATCAGAGGACTTAACAACAAGCACAACATAGTTGGACCTACTAACAGCCCACTTAAGATTAAGCTCGTCAATCAGTGTGGACTTGGCAAACGCTCTACGATACCCCTTCACATTACGTGGGTAAGAATAGATGTCATGAATAAATCGATAGTGAGCAGGAGGAGAAGGGTGTTTGGGAGGTTGGTACCAATCTCCAATAGGCAGGAAATCTAAATAGTAGGAACGAAAAAAAGCCCATGAGTACACTGCTCGTTCGGGAGTTACATCATCCCGGACAGCGGCAACACGAGCTAATCTCTTTTCCTCAGAAGAAAGCTTGGGGTAATTCTCTGGGAGAGGAAAATAGGGATTTGTCATCGGTTTCTAGAAGTTACAAAATCTCCAGGGGTTGGTGCAACATCGGAAACTCGAATAGCGGTTTCCGGTCGAGTGGACACACCACGAGTAATAACACCAACTGTCCAGGAGTCTACAAGAGATTTAATATCCCGCTCGAACAACACCAGTTCAGCCTCCGCTGTTTCCTTCTGGTCAGCAGGAACAAGAAGGGAGATATTAAGTCGAGCTACAACAAGCGTGGTTGGTTGCCCTAGAATTTCGCCTGTGTTTGGATCAAGAACAGGTAAACCTGTGTCTGGATCAATTTTAGGAGCTATGTAAGGAAAAAACTTGCCCACAGATTCATTCACAGTGGGTTCGTCCACAACGGGTATCTCAGCCATCGGTAAACCTTTCTGCTTTCTGCTTTCTACTTTGCGACTTCCAACAATTTTTTAGTGGAAGCAGCAACAACATCTGCTTTCCAACTCTCTACAGCTTGAGTTACACGAGTAACCAAGTGAGAGGCCATAAGCTCCCCCATTTCCATACAGATTTCCGGGAGGATAACAGAAATAGAAAATGTAGCCTGAACAAAATTGCTTACTTTCAGTTTTGGTAATCCATCGGTGTCAAGAATCTCTTTACCCATTGTGTCCAATTTCGGCAGGTAAAGAGGTTGGAAAATTTTCACCTATCAATCTCCCAACTCATCAGCTTCATTGATACTATTGAACATCGCCATTGCAGCAGTAATGGCAAGAAGTATCTTGGCAATCTTCTCATCCCCGTATACGCCCTTGGTCTTTTGTTTGAGAACACGGAAGAATCTAGCAGCATCACCAGCTTGAGACATTTCAGTAATCAAAGCAGCATGACGAGTTTGAAGCTCTTCCTTGAACTCCTGGGACATGGTACTCAACCGCATACCAATGACAGCACCAAGATCGACAAGAATCTTCCGCTGGTGACTGGGACGAAACAGCGAACCCGGAAGACGATCCCCATCGCTGGCAAGACCTGTCTCCACATCCTCATCAACGGGATGGTTCTTTTCTGCCTGTGCTATTTGACGCTCCATAGGGCGTGTAGATTCGTCTTGGAGCAGTGCCAATTTCTCCTGTTGTATCTGCGGGGTGTCTAAGAGCAAGCTCTTTTCCTGTTGTTCCATTCTTTTCCGGTCCTCTCTCTCCCACTCTTTTCTTATTTTTGGATCGAGTACTTTCGGTACTGCTGTTGACTGATTTTCCTCCACTATCAATGGAGTTTCCCAGACTGGCCCCTTCCGCTCCTCCATATTCGCTATTCTCCGAGCCTCCTCCAGAACCCCCTGGGGAATAGGTTGTCCCTTGGGCTTGTTCTGTATCTCCTGTAACACTGCTGATTGTTTGTTCTTCGACATCCGCCGATCTCCCTGTTGCCTCATTTTGTTGCCTCACACCTGTGCGAAGCATATTTGCTACTTGTTCACCTAACCCAGCACCCTGCCAATCCACACCTTTCAGGGAAAGACTACCCGTACCATCCTTATTGGCAGTAGCAGAAACCTCCACCTTGCTCAATTCCCCAGCCCTACTGAGTAGAGTCTCCTGCAAAGCAAACAGCCTATCCATGTACTTCAAACGAATGACGGGATCGGGACAGTGTCGGATGGTTGCAATCAACAATTCCGCTAACTCAAAAGCGGAAACGTTCAGAAACTTAAGAGCCTTGTTCCATTCCTGGGGATCAGACAACCTATGAAGTGCTCGGAGCTTCTTATCCTTGTAAAGTCCTTTGGGCAGGATAACAGCACCCATCTCATCGCGTTTGAGAACCGCGAGAGAATAGACTTTGTTTTCACTATCCCATTCTTTTTTTAAATAAGCAGGCTTTTTCCTTTTCGCCTTCTTGGGAGGCAGGGACATCTCGTCCTCAAGCTCTGTCAGCTTTTCAGCTTTGAGCTTTACACTTGCCCTGGGGACAATGCGGGTGGGTGTCTTCAGCTTCACAGCGGGAAGATAAGTCTCCCGGATTCAATTTGTCAATACCGAAGACTTCCTCCGATGGGTCCAGAGGAACCGAAGAAACCAAAGGCTCGAACAACCCAAAGAAGAACAACAAGAAGAACCACCACACGAATTACCGTCTTAATCGTCTCGTCCATTGGTATCAAGGAAATGATATAGAGACACACACCCACAAGCACCAAAGCAATAATCAGGTCAATTAACATAGCTATCTTTCCGAGGAGACAAAAGAGGCGAGCCTGCGGGTCCAATCGCAAAATCGCAGGCTCGCCCCACCTGTTGAGTTCGTAAACTCACTGGAACGGTACCGAGGGGATTTGGTACCGGGAGTAACAGGCACAGGAAATATACCCCTCCCTCTTCAGTTAGTCTAGCAGCCACGACAACCAAGCTCTTGCCTTCCTTATGAGGTACCAACGAAGAGCGGTGCGGTGCTGAGTTTTAATACTCGTAATGTTCGGTTGTCCGTACATACTTACTCCAGTGAATTTAAAAAATGAACTCGAATTTATTCTCCTGTGTCACTGGTGAAAACCGCAAAGTGCTGATTATCACCAAGATGAAGAACAGGGTAATCCAATGCCTGATGTTGTCCCCCATTCTGGACAGTCAGATCATACATAACTACTTGAACACCTGGGATAGCAAGCATCTGTGCTGGAGACAAGCCAAGGAAAGGACTCTCTCCAGGAACATTCTCCAAAGCGGTGAGACTATAACCCTTCTTCAGATTGTCTAAGTCTGACCCATCGGAATCCTTATCCGGCCAAGCAACAACTGCCCCGATGTGGGTATCGCTGTCCTGAGTAGGCGGAACAATCCAACTGGAGGCAGCAGGAGCGGTGGAATCGACGGTCAAAAGGCTCGCGTGGATGGGATCACTAAACATTTTTTCTTCTCCTTCAAAATTTCTGGGTACCCCGGAGGCAACCCCACATTGGGGAAGCCGCTGGATTTATAGGGGTTTCCCGATGTTAGGGTGTACCTAACGAATTGTCGAAACTTGTTGTTAGGGGTTTGATAGCTTGAAAACACGATACAAAAAATGGTATGAGGGGGGCCACCTAAGCGGGTGGGGGGCTGATCGATCCTATTCATACCGGAACGGTCACTTGCAGATTTTCCTGAAGTCTCATGCTTAACCGCTATTACTCCCTGACGAAACACTCTGACAAAGCGGTATTACTCTCCCAGAGTGATGAAGAAAGCAGCTAACAGTTTCCAGTCCTCAAGCAACCAGATAATTTTGGTTTAACCACAACTAACCATACTTGTTTATGCTTTGACCAACTGGAGTTGATTAAGTAGTTCTTGATCTACTGGTGTTGCTTCTGCGGACTACAGGCAAAGCAGGTTTTAATAAAAGTTTTTTAATGGGGGTGAGGCATTACACAACCAACTGCACTTCGCTCTAGGGGCCTGACACCTGGTTGATCTGGTGCTACGCACAGTGACATTGATATGGCACACGCTAGACCATGCTAAGCTGGTTGAATCTGGTGCCATAAGGTTGGCACAGAGAAAGTAAGAGCGTATAACCTACCCCCCTTCCCCTACTCCTCCTTCGGCAACCATCCAGCCTTGGCCAACACTAGCAACCCCGTTAAGCTAACCCGCTATCAGTAAGAGACTTATAGCAATGTAAAAGAATCTCTAAAGGACACTTGACAAGCTGGACGATGAGACACTACTCTAGTACTAGATAAGTAGCTTGGTGGCTACTGCTAGACAGGTAAGAAGTAGGGAGTAACAGCCTTGGAATCATCCGCAGCTAAAACAAAACACGCGTATGCAATTGCAATAAGTCTCTCGTCTCTAATTTCTGACAACTGCTATCCCGAACATCTTTTGGACCCAAAAGGTAAAGCTCTTTGCAAACCAACAATGCAGCTTGCTCATCGGTTCCGAAGAGAGGCTCAAACCCTCACGAGAACCGACAAAAGGCTTTGCAAACAGTGTCTTCGCAGAGCGGTGTAATTGCACAACACGAATATAAGGAGTAACAAGCAATGGCGTTTATGAAACCGGAAATTTACAAAGGTGGATACTTGGTTATCGATGGACCAATGGGTACGGAATATCTACCCCACGAGATTGCAGACATCGATAACAAAACTCTAGAGGCTTGGAATAACCAAGAAGGAAACGAGCATAACTTACCCGGTTGCATTCGAGGCTACGTAGAGAATCACTCCGCATATTCCATCGAACGGGAAGCCGGGATTCTCTCCCGTCTCTCCGCTTCCGGCTACATGGATTCCACACCTTGGGAACCGGGGGATTCCAACGACCTATGCAAAGCTTGGGATATTTGCCCTGAGTGTTTTGAACAATGCTGGGAATCCGAAACTTCCGATCGGTGTCCCGGTTGCAATGTGTCCTACCCACAAGACTACGATGGTTGCCGCAAGGCGGGTTGCAGCAATTGCAATGGGGAGTAACAAACAATGGAACGCATCGAAAACACTATCCATAGCAAAGCTACAAGTCTTGGCTATCCGATCATCCGGGGAAACCCTAAAAAAATCGATGGAGTTTTGTGCACTCGATTCAAGAACAAGGAAGGACAGGCAATCTACGTAGGCCAAGATTTTGATTACGCCAGACCCAACGGCGGAAAGATCGTAGACACTTGGCTACTCTATCTTGAATGTCCTACATGCTTTTGTACGTACAAACTTAATACCGAACATACTTGCAACAGGGAGTAACAAGCAATGCTAAACTATCTCATTGAACATGAAAATAAGACCTACTCCCCCGATGGAGTAGTAACAACCCATCCCAATTGTACAATCTGCCATAGGGTGAACGATGGTACTAAATATGTTCTGGGTTATCTACCAGCAACGAAAGAAACAATCACTTGTTGTCTGAATTGCGCAAGCACATTCGAAAGGGAAGAACTAGACAAATCTGAAAAATCTGTCTGGTATATCCTATCTAAGACACCGGATAGCGATCCTCGAAACGCATACCCGAATACTTATCCTGCTTCTGGACAATGCTGGATAGGTAATGCTATGCGTGTTAGTGGTCGATACAAGTCTCGGAGAATCCATTCCCCCATCGGAGGAAGAATTCAGCGCATCAATGTTTGGTTTAGTCACAACGATAAACACTATCATGGTGTAAATTTAGGAGACAATAATATTGTACGATGTAAGAGAATCAAACACAAAACAACTTATGGAGTAGTAAACTAATGACGTTGCATGGAAACTGACAACAAAAGATGTCAAGACCTAGCGTCATGCATTATGAGTACGCTTGGTTATAGATGGATTTAATCAAAAGGGAGTAACAGACAATGAATCTCGACAAAGTAAAAGACAGAATCCGTAAACTGCTTGCTATCGCCAACGATGATAGTTCCGCCGACGGTGAAATATCAGCGGCGATGAAACTAGCAGAGGAAGCCCTAGAGAAGTATCACTTGGATAGAGCAGATGTTGAATCCCACGCAACAACTGAGAAACCGCATACCGAAACACACATTGTTGAGAATTGTACGTTTCACGGTAAGCGTATGACTGCTTGGGAATCTCGTCTTTGGGTTGCTGTTAAGAAGCTAGTTGGTTCAGTCGGTGCTTACTCTGCAAAAAAGATTGTACCCAATGGAACATTCAAGGTACCTGAAAAACGGGAGGTACTTTGCTGGTATGGTCCAGCAGAGGATGTAGCAATTGCAACATCCCTATTTGCTGAATGGCGACACGTTATTGCAACCCTTGCCATTGCCAAGTTTCGGGGTTTCGCCCGCAATAATGGGGCAAGGTATGCGCTTGGCTTTGCCGAGTCTCTGGTTGATAAGGCGGGAGAAGCAGACCAAAACCGACGCAAGCTCATTACCAATGCCACAACGGCTATCGTCCATTGTACTTTCGGCAATCTCGGACAAGTCTTAGACCGCAAGCGAGAAGCTGCAACAGAATGGCTACGTAAGGAACAAGGTGTCCGACCAACTAGAGGATCAATCCGCCGTTGTTCAATCACAAGCAACAATTACGACGCGTATGAGGCAGGTCGAACCGATGGGCGCAATGCCAATTTCTCAGTTACCCAAAGTAAAAAACTAACCCACTAATAAAGGGAGGAACCACAAACCGTGAATACTCAAATAGTCGAAGATTCGACACATGTTCGAAAGATTCGAGAGATTCTACCGACCCTAGAATACAAAGCGGTCTTTATACCACAATCTAAATCTCGTAACAAAGATGCTACAATACCAACACTCAATTGGCGGATATGTCTATCAAACCCCCCAAGAAGAGTTACTACTTTTGAAACAGACTACCAACAGGGGATAGGACACATTCCCAAGTGTCAGCAAACACATTCCCCAAAAGCAAAAACAGTAAACCTTGCACAATACGAAAGACAAGTAGCCGAGTCTGGCAAGTACTCAGAAAAAATACAAATGAATTCACTTTCTCTCTGGTTACCTCTCCCAAAACCCAACCTAGTTGATGTACTTTCCTGCTTAGTTCTAGAGTGTGATACATTAAACTATCCGGGCTTTGAAGATTGGGCAATGGAGTTTGGTTACGATTCGGATAGCCGTAAAACTAAACATCTTTACCAAAAATGTTTGGATGTCGCTCTTCGCTTCAAGTACTTCGTTGGTGGCGAAACAGTTATCAACCAGCTTGAAGAGGCTTTAAGGAATTGCTAATATGGCATACATACACTTTGACAGTAAGTTTGTACCTTATGGCTTTGTCATTGCTAGAGAGCGAATACACTGGCGAAACTCACCAACAGATTGTCTTATCCAATCTGATTGGGATTTCGCAGGGGTTGCGTCAACCATTGGTTGGATACCCTGCAAATGTGGTTCTTCCGATGGAACGATAAATTGTAAAGCCTGCAATCGTACCATTAGCGATATGCTATCAGAGGCATACAACTATATCCGAGCAAGAAACGGAAAACGCTACAAGTCACTAGACAGTTATCTAGGGGGACAAAATGGTTAAGAAGAAAAAGAAGAAACACAAACCGCCAAAGTCAAAGCTACCCTTGACGTGGAAGAATTATAACGGTCTTCAGGAGTTGGACCGTCTGACACGACAAAAGAACGCCAAGCTTGCACCGTTAGGGTGCTCCGCTGATTTCGTACAATGGTACTATGATTTGTCTCGGACGGAACAAGGCACCTGGGCAAAATCAATTGGTTGGGTGGAGCTAGCTACCTACTCTATCTCAACTAAATGGCTTATAGATACCGCGTACCCTTGTGTGCAGAAAGTAGCAGGAAATTAACTTGGCATTGGTAAACCCAACACTCTGCCTAATCGAAGGGTGCGAACGTAGAGCGGTATGCCGCAAGGTATGTTTCTACCACTACCATTTATATCGTAACAGTGGTAGACTACAAGAGTTACCCAAAACCGGAAGAGTAAAGATACGGTTTCATACAGTCCAACTGGATAAGTTACTCATTCAAAGGGCTTATAAGTTAGACCTCTCCCCAACAGTATTAAAATATTCCATCCTGTTTGCGGGTATGGAGAAAACCGATAAGCGATTGTTGAAGCTGGTTGAACACTTCAACAAAATGTACCATAGTGAGACTCATGCAGCGGTTGCGTTAGCCGCTGCAATTGAAGCCTCAAAAAGG